GTATTCACCTGTAGCGCATGGTACCAAAGTGCCTATACTAGCTGTCTCAAATGGCACTCTACTTGTGAATACGGTCCTGAAGATATCACCAGTCACAACAGCATCACGCCCAAAGTAACAGTAACCTTCATACTGCGATTGGGAAGTACCTCGCTTGCGGTGCAGCTTACCACAGAGAGTGTGCCTATCCCCTTTGTGGTGTAAATAAACTGCATACTGTTGGTAGGCATTGGTACCTGCAACCTCCACCGTGTAACCGCTGGTCAGTAAGTCTCCCAGCATTGCAGACCAGACACCTCCCGCGATTACACGTATCTCCGGATGGAGGACGTACCTCAAAATGCATCCATCTCTCTGAGCATTTCCTCCAATTCACGTTCGAGATTCTTCAGGATGATTTTCGTGGTGTCAATTTCACGAAGCTTTCCTTTGCAGTGCTTCTTGAACTCCGTCAGTTTTTCCGCATCCAGCTCCGCTTGTGCAGCCATCTTTACATCTTGTGCAGTCGTATTGGGCATTGTCATTCTCCGGTTGGGTTAGATATGTACGAGCGAGTTCTACTAGTGTTTCAATACCTGTGAGTCGAATCTTCGCGAGATTCTTACCACCCGCCACTACGACGTTTGAACTCTTTAGAAGAGCAACGTATTTTTGAAGAGTCTCAAGAGTCTCCTCATATGTCAGCGTATCTGGGATATCTTTCATGTTGTATCTCCTTTCAGTTGTTTAAAGTTGTTACTTACTATACTCTTTGTAAGGCTCCGAACAGACGGTTTCTACGGGGCACCCCATCTCGTTATTCCGAGAATACTTGTAAATAGAAAGCCTATCTGTAACACGAGAATACCATTAAAGCCTTTCAGGATGGCAAATCCGATGAAGCAGATATTACTCAGGAGAAAGCTTATGAAGCCAAATCCTAAAAACTCACCATTCATCGCTGGGAGTAACACGCCGGTGAGACCGAACAGACTTCCCATCCACTCCAACTTAGTGGCCCAATCAAATCTTCGTACTTTTCTCACTTAGCTTACACCTCTATTGTGCTCATAGTCCCTAAGAGGTCTCCCGAGAGAGACCATGTTAGATCAGAATTTAGCTAAGGTATGATGTCTTTTTACGATGAAACCAGCAGCATTCTTGTGTCCACCGCCACCATACGATTCAGCAATTTTCGCAACGTCCATACCTCCCTCCTTCTGGGAACGTAGTGAAAAGTTACGTGAAAAGCGTGTATCACTGTAGGTTGCGGAGAACGGGTGTCCGACACTCATGAGGTTACCTGCTTCACTCGAATACATATACGGTATGTTGGCAACGGGTACAGAGATACCACCAATTACGCCTGTTCGTTGTGCATACTTAATAAGGGCCTTGATGTCTATGTTGTACTTCCTGAGAAGTGGCGTTCCTTCGCTAATGAGTGTATGTACGGACTTCTGCATGATGACCTTGTCAAATAATTCAGGATCCTCTAGGATTCCTTCATATGACATAAGTGCCATAGTCAGCTCACGGGTTCCTTCCAATTCGAACTTCCAAAGATCCCTGTCCTGGATGTGCAGAAGCGTCTTAGGAATCTCTTCAAGATGATTTGTCAGTCCTTTCACAAACTCCCATGCGAGAACAGCACCGCTCTTAGAGGTATCAATCACTTTAACCAGATTCGGGTGCTCCAACCCTGCGAGATCTTCGAAAGATGTCTGATGGTGATCGATGATAGTTAGCGATTTCACTTTCGTGAGTAGGTCTTCCATAACATCACGTTTGAAAGAGAAATCTACAAGTATCACATCCTTTCCTGTCGTCTCCCACAGTGGCATCCCATACGACATTGGCATGTACACCGCAGTTTCCCTGAGAGTATTCCAGACAGCCCATGCAGCACCAATACCATCGGCGCAGTTTTTGTGGTAAATCACGTAAGGCTTAGACATTAAAAGTTCTCCGGTAGCGTAATTAAAGATGGTTCATTTACTTCATATTTGAGGTGTATTTTTTGACGGATTTCTTTGGCAATTTCTAACCATGTAGCTGGATTGATGGGTGCTTCGGGGTTATCTTCAGCGGGTCTCCCTTCGATGAATTGCGAATAGTGGCGGATTGCCTCAATCATAAAGATTTGGGTGAGTGCGCCATGTTTGGTATGAAGCATTGTACTGAGTAAAAATTCAGCGTTATCGATTGCCATTGACATCTCTCTCCTTTGTTGAAATGATATCCATACTGTGTGGATAATCCTTGCCCATAAAAAGACCATCGCCCCTTAGATGCCATATGCGATCATTCTCATCCACAGTCAGCATAACTCGTTGAGCTGCATCCATGACAGTCAAGACTACGCCACCGCGTGTCATACATACATCACCTTTCTCGAATCTCATTTACTTTTCCTCGAATATTTTGTCAATCAACTTAGCTAGGTACGTCTCATCGATACGCTCTTTTGTTGTTTCGAGCGTAGTGATCAACTCATGCATATAGGCGGCATCAACGCCCAACAACTGCTCTTTCAGGACATGCATATCATGAAGGTCCAAGTCACTGATTTGAAACAGCATCTTGAGTATCTGTCCTGCAGAAATCCGCCAACCTCTATCAAGAAACTTACGAATCCTGAATACTGATGCAATTGGGTACAAGCTACCCGCGTATATCAGTGATTTCGAAAGGATTGATTCAAGAGCTTCTTTGGTGACATTAAGCTCACCTGTGAAGACATCGTAATAGCACATGGCGTGTACAAAGTCATAATTGTCATGAATCTCAGCAGGTGTTCCGTAGAAGCGAATCACGAGTTGCATCTTATTTGTCAATGTGATTGCGTTATCAGTGAGAAACACAGGACGATACCGCTTGAGTTTCTTGTCTTTAAGATTCTCAACAACGGCATCAGCAATTTCAAGAGGTTCATCCATCACCAGAGAGTCGATAAAGCGGGATGCACCTATCTCAGGCTCACCCTCAAAATAACGATACTCTTCTGTGGTATCACTCGCAATACCTGATGACTGCATGAAGATCGTCACACGCTTTTCATCAACCCCTTTACAATTTTTGATTATGGTAAATTGGACTTCCGGGTTATAGTTCTTCGCGACCGCATGTTTCAGAATACCTTGAGTCTTATTGAATTCAGCCACGTAGTACTTTGCCACCAGTGCTGCTGCCTCGAGCGTACGAAAGTAAATATCGTAGTCCTTAGGAGACTCACCTTGTAGCATTGATGCGATACAGCCACCACTCACGATTGTATTTTCTATTGCAACCTTACGTACGTCACGATCTTCGATTGTCTCCAACCAATCATCAATCTTCTTTCGGATTGCTAATTTGATTGTGCTCTTCTTCATTCCTGTCATCATTTTACTCCAGTGATTATGTAACGCCAAGCTTGAACGCTTCGCTCTACAGTATACTCTTCTTCGGCATCCTCAACCATGAATGTACGTGCACTCGAGGCTAGGAAACGACCTCTGTGGATTCTCCCATTTATCTTTAGTGCGATAGCACGACCCTCTTCTGGAAAGAAATGCAGGGGTACCTTAGCGTAGCTTCTGTCGCGCGGTAGGTTGACCCAGCGATCATTAGACATTAGAAGTGTCTCAAACTCAGCTATCTTTGCATTATGCCGCAAAATTAGCTCAGACACAATCGCATCAAAGTCCGCCGCGTTTTTTGTGAATCTTTCTTTTAGATCATCCATACTCCCCTCCCTATAGTGATAATATGTAATCGGTTGAATCTGCGTATGACTTGTCAAAACGTCTCTCAACAAACCCAGGTATAAATAGTGAGTAGCCTTCCACCCCTTCTTTTGTAATTACTTCATTAAACTTCACGGTAACAATGGCACCTAGCCAACCACCACGCTCGTTATTAATTTCTTCGCGTTCTTTATCAGTGAAGCCTGATGCGCTGGCTTTGACAGACCCATCACGCGATTCACAGGCCAGTGAACCAAATGTTGATGCATTCTTTCCCGTACCTGGATTGAACCCTACAACTTTTAACTCACACTCTTTTTCAGCTTTAATCTTTATCTGACGCAGAGATGTACCATCTTTCCAAACCGCCTTCGGGTCTTTGAAGACCGTCCCCTCCTTGCCCAATGCCCACATCTCCTCAGCATGCTCAACAGCTGCCTCAAAAGAGTATACCATACGTGTCTCGATGAGCCTAACTGATTTGAGACCTCCAACACGTGCAACAAGTGTGTTGTACCGTGTGGCATATGGCACTGAATACACGCAACCTGCATACGCATAGTTAAGCGGCATTAGGTCCCAAACAAAGTATATTGGTTCTTCATTCTCAGCAAAATTACCACCTTCGCGAACACGATTGATGACGCCATTACTTTGCTTTCGAGGTAACCGGACACCATCGCGAAATACAACAATCTCACCATTGTAGCGTGTTTCGGTAGTCCCCATAAATTTCACAAGATCTTCCACTATACCTGGAAATTTTGAAGAGTCAATACCCAAACCCTTGCGCGTGGTGAAGAATACACTGTCACCGGTTAGAGAAGCATCCATATAAAGACCATCCGCTTTCTCTTGGCTAACTACCCCAGTTTCCCATGGAAAGCCTGCCAAGTCCACATGTTTAGGTAAACTACAACGCATGTACGGAAACTGAGGAATCAATCCTGGTGCTGCTTTATTGATTGACTTGACATTCATGCCAATCTCAAGGTCTTTATTAAGGATACGTCCCAACAACCGTTGAGACTCCTCCCCTAAATACATGAGATGCGCAATGATAGCTCCATGTGCTACATTTCCTGTCAAAGACCTGTCGGCTAAATCACTGAGCAACTCGAAGGTATCATCATCGAAGTCACCGTCGTGAACTGAAGTCGGTATGTTTACCTTGATGATGCCGAATTTGATGAACGGGTTGTAAGCTTGTTCTACAATCTTTTTAAAATCTTCATCTTCAAAAAACTCCCTCATTAGAGAGATCTTCGCATTACGCTTAGGCTCTCTTGCGATGATTTCCAGCATTTGATATACTTCTGAACTAAGCATTAAGCACCTCTAATGTTATTTTTCCATAGACTACAATAGTTGGGTACCCATCATCATTCCTGAGAGGGTGACGATACGCGTCTTGCTGGAGAATATGCGCACAAGATTCCTCGAGATCATATGCTACACAACGTTCTAAAAGTTGACCATCCAATCTAATCCCCTTTACGAATCCAAAATATGAGTTTACTAGCAATCCATTTCCCCTTCAAATGTCACAGCCGCTCCACAACAGTTTGATATAATGAGTTCCTCCAGATAATCACCGTGACAATGCTCCTTACATCTTTGACAGGTGCCGAGTATTAGCGGCCTCTTGACTGTTCTGTTTTCACCAGTTTCAGAGTTAACCCATAACTCGTGTACTTCGGCAGTATTTCCCTTAAATACAACTGTAGACTCATGTAACTCAATCATCTCCGTTCTCCGGTATACCTCGCGCCTTTGCGACTCTCAGTGCCTCCTTTGTAGTGGTGTACCAGAGAAGCCTATCAACAGAAAATAATTCTTGTCCTGATATTGCCCCAATCTTCCTGCACATTTTGTAGCCTTTCTTTGGCTTTGTAGGGAGGATTGGTGCTGCGAATGAAGGGGGTACTGTAACAGGAAGTGCCGTGGAAGGTGCTAAAGTTACAGTTGGGGTTACAGTTGGGGCTACAGTTGGGGCTACAGTTGGGGTTACAGTTGGGGTTACAGTTGGGGTTACAGTTGGGGTTACAGTTGGGGCTACAGTTGGGGTTACAGTTGGGGTTACAGTTGGGGTTACAGTTGGGGTTACAGTTGGGGTTACAGTTGGGGTTACAGTCTTTGATGTAACAGACAGTCCCGGTATCATCAGCTTAGAAGGGTCGAGCATGCGCCATCCTCATCAGTATCTGTGTCTGTGATTGGTGCTGTATAGTGTAGGTTAACACCTTCAATACTTTTCAAATGATCTGCGATATCCTCTTCATTGTCATAACTTTCTTTTGTATACATTACGCTATGTGACGGTGCATACACACATTCTTTTACAATATGCCACATTTCAGAGTTAAGCAGCCACTTAAAGGGTCTGACGCGGGAACCTTTAAGGAGTATCCTCTCGCCATTATTAATCTTAGCGTAACGAACCGCCTCGACCATCATATAAGGGGATCCGTCCATAGCTTCCAGATGCGGTCCAACTTTCGTCACCAGGCTGACAAAGCCCATAGAACAAGAGCTTCTGATGAGAGATCCCAGCACAGGAGCACCATACGTGGACATATACGTAAAGCTTAATGTATCGAAACTGAAACTAGGTTCTTCTAATTCGACCGAAGCATCACCGCTTTGGTACATCTGCTTAAAAGAGTCAATAGCCAACTCCTTCGTGTCTACATCGATCTTAAATGTACCTCTCTCCACCTTTGTAACTACTAATATTACGCTCACGTTACACTCCTCAATTTAAAGGGGAACCATAATGGCTCCCCTATTTACTTACCTAACTGGACACATTCCACCTGCGCATTCATCAACACCTTCAAACTCAGCTGAGCTTATTGATGTTATCACGCGTGTAGATGCAACCAGCTCATCATATTGCTCTTTCGTAACTTCCTCATAAGGCGCTTGGTCGAAACCGTGTTCCTCATGTAACAAGAAAGAAAGACTCTTGTGGTTATTTCGATAATGCTTACGAAGATACGATATGATCTCAGGCACCTCTTCAATATGATAATATATTGTACATGACACACTATTATCAGACCAATCTGTTTGTAGTTTACGTACCACATTCAGTTGATCGATTGCTGTCATATCTTTTGCAAGTACTGTACCTTCTGGATAGCTGAATGGAAAGGTTACTAGCATGGCACTATAGTCGTTAGTACCGTCGAGATTGCGTTTATATTCAATCGGATACCCATGGTCCTTACAAACGTCTATCAGTGCATGATCGCTGGCAATTGTGATACGGCGATACATGTACTGTGCGAAACCGGGATGAGCACCGGGCGTTACACCGGGGAGCAATGATAGTGTACCTGAAGGTTTCACTGTAGTTAGTTTGATTGAAGGCGCAAAGCCATGTAGCTCGGAATAACGCTTATCAAAGTCACGTAGGTAACGGTACCCTTCATTAAGCCACCCTTGTTGCTCTTCCGAAGCTTGAAGATAGCCTGTCACACCGACACCCATCCGCATGTTCTTACGAATGATTTCTTGTGTTTCCGAATGGTGAGATTTAAGCATCAGTGAATGTTTATTTACACGATATAGGAGTTCGATAATATCCAGAAACTCTTCCTTAGTTTCGATATTAGGTAAAAAGACTTCAGATAGACAACAAGTTTCAAAATTAGCTAAAGACTGTTCCGCGCACGGGTTATAGCCTTCGACATCTGGGTCTGGATACTCAGTTTCGCCTAGCCGTCCAATAAGTTTTGAGAGTCTCAGATTAATAAGACCGTAGGGTTCTCCCTTACCTAGGTACCCATCCCAGAAGTATTCATGAAGATCCCTGATGTCGTCACAAGCTACAGAGTTGTTAGACATACTACGCCACTTTGGAAGTACACCCATGTCAAAACGTTTGGCAAGTAAGAACTCAACGTCATCAGGATCACCGATGGCAATCTGTGCTGACCTCCGAACGTTACCAGCCACAATAATGAAGCCGATGATATTCATTATATCAAGTGCATCAATAGGACGGATCTTCTTACCGGAACGTTTGATAAGTACCTTAGAGATCTCACCCATACCCCAAACAAGGTCTTCAGGTCCACTCGCAGTACCTCCAAAGCTTTTAATCGGCGTTCCCTTTCCACGGATAACTTGTGTGGAATACGTGAACGAACCAGCTTCAACATGCTCAGAAAGGAAAGCAGCTTTAAGAGTCTTTCCAAGCAGTTTAACCCAGCCCTCTCGTGAGTCAGGTACGATAAAGTCGGCACCACCATCATCAAGTCTTGTAGGTGCTTTGAACCATTCCCGTACTGCAGGTAGCTTCTCTACGTTCTTTCTTTGGATGTTATACCCAACTCCCGACCCCAGTGCCAACATGTCCATCGCCCATGTAAAGGGACGGATAGGTGAATCAACTACACAAAAGGCGCAGTTCTGGAGAGAGGAGAGACCTAGGCGATCAACTGTGCTGGTACCTAGCTGCCACCAAAAACGACCTGCGACCGAACCTTTCAGGCTGAGAAAGAACTCTTCAAGACGGGACTCTTCATCTTCTGTGAATCCACAATTTAATTGACTATCGAATGCATTTATTGCACGATTAACAGTATCCTGAAACTCCTCTGTGGGAGAGTCTGAGCCGAGTGACTCATCAAGCTTTCGGGAGTAGGTACGCTTATATGTAAGGTAACCAACTGTTGACCAAGGTGTCTCGATATTATTACTCATTTTGCCCCTAATGATTATTATATTGCAGTGAATTGTTCATCAGGAATATCATTTAACGAAATTAAACGACCTGTCTCATGTTTGTAGTAGACTCCAGGAACATCTCCCGTGAGTCCTGTGTATCTCGCTTTAAGCACTCTCATGAGTATAGTGTTTCTCACTACAGGATCTTCGTTAGTCATGTCTCTTGCAAACGCTATAATGTCAAAAGAAATTTGTTTTACTGATCCTGAGCCTCGAATATCGTCTAGTGTAGGTAGCTTACCCTCCTCAAAGGATTTGCCTCCGACAGCAACCTTTCTCAAGTGTGAAACTAGACCTATCCATGCAGGATACTTCTTGACAATTGTTAATAGATCATTCATGATTCGATCTTGCGCTTCGTTGCCCGTCAGCTTTTCGACACCTTCTGAGACGAGTATAGTTATGTGATCAATGAATATCTTCTTACAGCCCATCAAACACATGTATTCAATTTTATCAGTTATGGAACCATCTTTTACTGCACCTTGATGATCTAGCAGTATTACGCGATCGTCACCAAAGACGGCATCAAAGCCTGGCTTAAGTTCGGCTAAAGGTATTTCATCTTCTGCCGGATTTCTATTAATGACCATTCCGGCTAGCTTTCTTGCTGTTTCAGCCGGTGACTCCTCAAGCGAGATTACCCCGACCTTCTCATCTGTAGTTTCAAGCACCTCAAGAATTATTTCTCTTAGTATCGTTGACTTGCCACTACCTGTACCTGAGATGAATAAGGCAATCTCGCCATCACGCATGCCTTTAAGCTTAGAATTAAGTCCATCCAGACAGGTCGGATACGGTATTGATGGTAGCGAGTTGTAGTGTACTAAAGCGTTCCAGAGAGCCTCCTTCCCGATAATACCACTTGGGATTACGCGAGCGGCGTCCCATACGCAATTGAATAACACCTTAGCACCCTCGAGTACCAGTACATCACTCGCATCATTATGGGGTAACTTTGCGATACGTGCTTTGTCAATACCAATAATCTTAACGGCAGACTCGACAGCGTTTCGTCCTGCGTCATCTTCGTCAAACATGATAATGACTTCATCAAAGGAACGAATCCACTCTCGTTCCTCAATTAAGGAAGTCATCATAGCAGACGAAGACAATCCCACCACAGGATATATCTTCTCATATTTATCGAAAGATGCCTTAGCTACACTAAGTGTATCCAGCTCACCTTCACAAATTACAAGGCGCTTTCCCCCACTGTTGAACTTATCCCTACCAAACAGACCAGTTGATCTCCCTACCCAACTAAATGATTTTGGAAGTCTGCGGACCTTAAAGGCGGTGTCATTATCATAAGGGTAGAAATGTGCATCAATAACACCATCAGCACCAAAGGATGATTTCACTCCATAGAATTGACAGATATTTGCAGGGATGTTACGCTCACGAAAGCCTCTAGAGGGTAGCTCCTTTATTTGTGGGATTGACAGATTACCACTATATGTGGACGTCGCAGGTTGTGCCACAGGTGTACTAGAGACTGGCTTGAAGGAATCTCCAGCTTCAGCACCAAATAGTGTATGACATGAGAAACAAAATGAAGTCCCATCTTCATAGATTTGGCGACCATCTGAGGAGGTGCACGATAGACAAGGTTGATCTTTTGTTACAATTTTACCCATTAGCTGCACCTCTATTAGCCAAAGATTTTCCGGCATTATTTTGTGAGATAAGTATCTCAACAAACTGTCTAACGAGTATAAGTACGAAGATAATAAACAAGTAGTCAGAGGAGTTCAACTCAAGAGAACTCTCTAGTAGGTAGTAGATACGATAACCAATAACCCATAGCAAGAGAGCTGTGAGTATATTTGATAAGAATTTCATTCCGGCATTTCTCCTCTCAGTGTTTGCTGTAAACGAGCCTTGTGTCTGTCAGAGATTGGCTCTTTCACGTTCCAAGAGATAGCTTCGATACGCGTATTGTACCAATCTTTAGTTGTTGGTGCCTCTACAAGGCATAGCGACCATGTTTCTGCGTACGCAAGAGAGCCTTTTGTTTGATACTGCTCTAAACAAATGAAATCGAACTCTTCCTTTGGACGCTCCTTAAAGTGTTCAGCTAGCGCCTTAGAGGACGATGCATACTTCCTCCAATTTGATTCTTTTCCCTTATTCTTCACCCCCATCCCATAGAATTGTTTCTTGCCTAAGTAGAATCTATCTAAAAAGTTGTCCCTGATTACATAGATAAAGCCTACACCATTTCCCATCTGTTCAGGGAACACCCAGTGTCCATTACTAAACTTAGGTAGTACTACTTTTTGTATAGGAGGAAGTACACCATTAAACTGCATACTTTAACCTCTTTTTATCGGACAACCACTTACGTACCCAAGCGGTCGCAATACTATCAGTCGATACGTGTTCACTTTTGATTCCAAGATGGTAGACTATCAGCTCTTCATCATCACGCGCGAGTCGTAATGCTTCAGTATGGACTCTTTTACCTAGTTTGAACCAGCCATGCGTCGCTACCATCCAATCTGAAAATAACTTAAGTTTATTCTTGTGTAAGAGATTTCTACTTCGACTCATCGAATTTCCTCCACAATTGGCCATTCATCAAAATTAAAGTAATCACCGGAGTGTCTTTGAAGGTGGATAAGTTTACCATTTAAGAGGAGCTGTTCGTACCACTCCTCACCGTATGCCATTATATAACGATTAACAACCTCCTCCTGATACTCTTCAACAGAATTCAGGTGTGCCAGTATACGTGTGGCCTTCACATCACCAATGTTAATTACACCAGGGATATTATCTGTTGGGTCTCCCTTAAGCAGCTGTTCATAGTAATGCCTATCTGCTTCCTCCTGTGTAATGTGAATCAGCTCCTTTGTCTTCATGTTGAAGAAACTGCCTGGGATACACTTCATATCCTTATCGATAGTACACACCACATATGGTATCTCATGCTTGATACATTGTTCAGCCCAGATACGGACCCAGTCGTCTGCTTCACGACCGTGTGATGGTAGCGCATAGCCGTTACGGATCGCCAACTCACGAATCATTGGGACAAATGGATTTGTCTTATGTGTTGGTTTCCTGCGATTGGCCTTATAGTCAGCATATAACAGATCTCTGAAGTTATCATCACCCTTTACGGCCATTAAGTATTTTGTTGTATAAAATCGCTCAAGTAATGCCGCGAGTTCCGTCTCAAAGTTTGCCCATGATTGTCTTATATAAATTGTATCTTCTTCGGGTGTATATTCAAGAACCTTTCGCTCACCCTCATCATCCAACATTGTAACCAATACACCATCTTCTCTTTGTATCTTCTTCTCCCATCTTGGCTTACATGCTAAGTGCACAGGGATGTCACCATCTATAATGAGTAGAACTTCCGACATTCTGTGATCCTTTCGTCTAAACTTTGGATAATCGACAAGACGCCATTTATTTGATACAACTCGCGCTCTCTTACGTAACTTTCAGCTTTTTTGTAATGCTCAAACATTTTCATATTTCCCAGCTCAATCTGCTCTACTGCCCAGAACATAAACTCAAGGAGATCTGCTGCCTTTAAGATAGCTTTACCAAAATCCGAAATCTTCCCTCTGAACTGCGCAGGAATGTTGTCCTCACTCCACCTTAATTCCATACTATCTAATTCCTCTTTGAGAGAGGCTGATGCATGCTTAGCGTGTGTGGGGTTATCACCCGTAAAGTACTCAGGGATATCATGGACAAGCATCACTTTCAGCATAAGTAATGCATCTTTAGTATCGTATGGTGCCATGAGTTCTATTAAAATTGTCATTGCGTGGGCTGTATGGTGGCCCACTGTGCACTCACCAATGATCTGATGGGTATGACAGCGTTTCACATTAAAACCATGCCTTGCCGTTTTAAGCCATTTCGTGTCTACCATCCTTCTCTCCTTTTGATAAGGGACTAACCAGAGATTTATTGGGCAATCTAAGGTTAGACCAGTTTAGTGTCATTTATCGTATACAGTTACATGAACGATACACTCGACCACGGTGTAGTCAGCACCCTCGTCGAATACCTCTGAAGAGAGTATCTCCATATCAGATTCCGTGTCCACAGTATCTAGTGCTATTGTGATTAACTGTGTAGCAATTTCACATACGTCTGTCATCAGTGGATCTCCAACCAATTATTTCCAATTAAGCCTGAGCCATCCATAATCTCAATGCCGTAAAGTTTTGGGCCATCTCTGAATGCTTCCTTACCTATCTGTGCAGCACGCTCGGCGAACTCTTCGGGGACGAAGAAGTCAATCTCATCATGGTAAAATATACACGGTTGGTAAGGAATTCCCTCCTTCTCTAAATTTTCCATGGTAAGCATAAGTGCAGTTGAGCAAGTGATCTTTTCAAGGGCTTGAAGGAGATACACAAGTAGCTTATGGAACGAGTCCACATAGATAGGCGTCCCTACAATAGAAGGTATGTACCCATCTCCAAACTTAGATGTGCTACCATAGATATTCTCAAGTTTATCAATTAAACCTTTAAACCCAGGTACAGCTTTAAGAAACCCATTTCTGAATTTATTTCCACGTTTAGGGTCTTGAATACCCATGATATAACTCCACAATTTAGCACCCGCGGCCCCAAAGAGAAATGCGTAGAGTACACGTTTGGCAACACCACGAGGTACGGTATGATCAAAGCCCATAGACTTCAGCACTTCAGTCATCTTATCCGCGTTGTATTGGTGGATATCCCCATTCAAGAGTATCTCAATAAAGTCTGCATCCCCAAGGTAATGTGCCAACCCTCTTGCTTGGTTTCCTGAAGAGTCGCAGCCTATAAGTTTAGTCCCTGGAGGGCATCCAAATAAAGCTCTCATCTCAGAACCCCATGTACTATCCACAGAGGGAACATTCACGATAATCTGATGAGTTGCACGCATCGAAGGTGTGCCGATGAGTATACAATCGCCATGCAGTCGTCCATTTTCATCTGTGTTTGCGATCCATGTCCTAAGATTATTGAAACGAGACTGGGTAGTTAGATAGTCTTTATACACCTTACCATCACCCCCGAGGAACTCTAAGCTATCTTCGGTGATTTTCGGTGAAGCACGCTCTTTCTTAAAAGTCTTCTCATTAAACTTATAGTTCCATTCGGTCGGCTCCCACCCATTACGAAACAAAAAGACCTTAACATCAGTCACAGATGATAACTTCAGAGGTTCGAAAGTCACACGACAATACTCACCTAGTATCATCCTATGATTCTTATCATCTCGCGCAAGTTCATCATCATCAAGACCATTGTATGGTGCTATGTCAAACCAATTACAGGTATGCACATCGTAGGTACCATTTCTTAGCCATTTAGGTTTCTTAACAGCTACTACACCCTTTATTTTATCAGTTGGTACGACTTTGATGCCAAGCTTTCCATCAAGAAGCTCATGGGCAGCCGCAATTTCGACGGCCATCCTACCTGATAACTCTGTGGCGGCATCAACGTTAAAAGGCCAGCCATAGAGTCTACTCTCGGTTGCCCAACGAGCCGCGAAGTGTTCGGCTCTAAGGTAGTATTTGAGTTCTGGATTCTTCTCAAGGCGTTTTAAGTATTCTTGAAGTAGGAATAAGTATTGTTTTTTAGTTATATCTTTGTCTCTACGACAGTAGTCAATCATCTCAGGATGGTACTGCTTGAACTCAGCTCCTTTAGGTGATAGCGTAGTTATCAACCCAAGCTCAATAGCGCGTGCTCTCCAATCTATCTTTTCAAATCCGAAGAATTCACCCCAGACTTTAAGACTGTGTCCTTTATTTCCGAAACGTTTATAGTTTAGAACTTGAGACATCAACATCGTATCGTGACTACCACAAGTTTTTGGAAATTTGTAATTGAACATTTTAAGAAGAGCATAGTTATCGTAGCCCAGGATATTCTGGCCTATGACTAGCGAAGCCTCGTCAAATAATTTCATCCAAGAGAGGTCACCTTCGAGGAATACAGACTCAACCCCTGTGTCAATATTCTCGACAACCATCACCCACATACGCGTACAATTTAATAAAAGATCATCTCCTTCAATGTCGTATACATATCTACTCAATGGCTCAACCCCTTAAGATAACCTCAATGTCTTTAACACGAATTGGTTTGTAGCCGTTCTTCATAAATGCAGTTTTGAAACGCATATACCAAAGAGCTTTGAGAGACTCTTGCACTACAGCATCCTTCTTTCCTTCACGATCCATGTATTTACGAATTTGTAGATCAACCGCAGCCACGAAACACTCACCCGAGTAGCGATACTGCATTGCTTCTAACCATTCCAACTCAGGTAAATATTCTTTGTAATGAGATGGATTTACAGCTTCTGCTATCTTTTGTTTTGCAGAGACATCACTCGCCGGTTCGGAAACAGTCACAGGCTTATCCCTCCAGACACGTCTTTCAAGCATTGTTGTGAAGTCATCGAGGTCTTCAGCAGTATGTAATGTACGCATTGATGACTCATTTATATTATCCCAGATCTCGATGTAATTAGGTGATGTTGCATCTGCTGCTGTCAATTCTTCAATCCGTGTTGTTGTTCCGGTCTTTACACCTGATCCTGTAGGTGACTTTTTATATGTTGTATATAAGAATTGCATATGTATCCTTAAAATAGAAGGGCTACTCAGAGAGAGTAACCCTATGGACCAATTTAAAAATTATCGTTTGGATTGAGACCTACAGGCACTACTGCAGGTACTACAGGTGCTGCTACAGGTGCTGCTACAGGTGCTGCTACAGGTGCTGCTACAGGTGCTGCTACTACAGGAATCTCTCCCATTGTCTGCTCGCCAGCAGGAGTATACGCGCCATCAGCTACTCCACTCTCTTCTGTCGGTTGAACCACGGTAGTCGTAGTCTCACCGAAGTCACTCTCGCGGGGTTTTGGTACATACAGAAGATGTGTGGTGACCTGGATGCCCATTGGAATTGTACTAATACCCTTTGTGCCGTCTGGCTTTGTGTGCTCATACTGCCAGATACGTACATTGGCGATTGAGCCATGGCCGATCGTGTTTGGATCGATGGGATTCATACTACCGTCAATGACCTCAACAAACGATGCAGGTGTGCCATCTGCTTTGGTAATATGTCGCTGAAGATTACACCGCCAGTAGGGTTTAGAGCCGTCATCAGGGAGTACTGCGCTGACCCTCATATTAAGCGCTTCCCATTCTTTCTTCTTTGCTGGGTCGGTAGTTCTGATCTGAACTTCCCATGTTGGATTCTTCTTATTAAACTTGGCGTTGGGGTGCAATGGATCACACTTGACGTACCAAACTTCGCAGGCGTTTAAGATAGGCATTTTGGGTTTCCTAGATATGTTTTAAAAGTGGCCCTCTTTGAAGGGTTAATTTAACGGGGTCGCTTGAACAAGCTTAACCGATACGTTCGGTGATATTTTGTAATTGTGCTGCCAGCTCTTCTTTACGCTTAATTGCATGGTCCTTTGCTTCTGTAGCTTTCTCTCTATCGAGGAGGGTTTCCAACTGGTCTCCATTGATAATATGGATTCCAATTGTTCCTTCTATCTGTTCCACACGCGTGATTCCGTGCGAACCAACATCGAGCTGCATGCGTCCGGTAAAGGCTGTGCTGAGGAGCAGCAGGGTTGCTTCACTATATGCAAACACGATTACATTGGTATTATGTTGATTGACGACGATATATCTCATTTTAGTGTGTTCCTCTATGGTTTCTGGATAGCTAAATGCGTGAATCTCGTGTGTCTGCATCATATGTTTAACATTGCCACTAATACAGCTGTCTCTATACTTAGGTAGTATATCTAGTAGTGGCATGATAAACTTCATATATTCATTCTTCACTGTTTCAGGGGGACAGTCATATGATTGTATGTACTTAATCCTTTTAAGGAATTGTGTGATGGCAGACGGTGTAGGGTTTGACACATGATACTTAAACCGAGTAAGATTGGCGACATACCGGGGGAAAATCTCTTTGTTGGTGTAAGAACGCGTTGTAAGTAATTCGTGTAGATAACTAATAGCGGTAGGTGTCAACCAAGTGTTATCATGCATCAGAACGTTCCTCGAAGTTTGCAGTCCATTCTTCTTCTGTAATTCCTGTAATGAGAAACTCACGCTCAGAGCTCGAAAGGTCTGGAAAAGCATCTTGAGCAAGCATTCCATTTCTCCAGGCGAGTAGTTGCGCCTCTGTTACAGCGAGCTCTTGTTGATGCGTGATACCGGTTAGTGCTGATCTTCTTTCAATTAACATCTGAACCTCCGAGAATTAACTTATGGGTCAACCATGGCGGAGGCTCTTTTGATGCTTCAGCTTCCAATGCGGCATATATAGAACTCCAACCATCGGAGGCGTTGCAATCTGGTATGAAGTACGTGATTCCAAAATCATCATTCACAAGATGTAGCACCGAATAGAGATCCTCTATTTTATCTACATTTTCCCATTGGTTAAACACATCCTCCCAAAAATCAAAGTGGTGCAGCGTACCTCTGTAAAATTGCACTGAAGCGTACGGAAAGTCCCAAGGCTCTATATACACTGCGTAGCCAATGTCATCTATAGGTTCATTTGCGTACTCTTGGATCGGTTCGAGTACATTACACAGAAAGGCACTAACTACACTACGGTGAGCTTCATTTTTAATTCTTTCAAGATCTTTGTGATTCTTTACAATTATCATAATAACCTCTTATACAAAACAGAATTCAGATTCAAGGATTAAGCTTAAGTCAAGTGTGCCGATAGTTATTTCACTGATGTCTCCTTTTATATCTTTCATAATTGATGTTAATGGATCTGCCTCATACAATTCTACGAATGTTTCTCGTATAAGTTTGAACAAATCAGGCATATCAGCTAACAGACAGCCGAATGAGTCATGTACAGTCGTAATAGCATAGTCGGCCTTATCAACAGTTATTGTCAAGTGAGCGGCGTCTAGACTATGTATCACATTTGGTGAGGCTCCTTGTGCTTGTTTACGTTTTGATGGAACTACATCCTCGATGAAGCATACAAAGAGTTGTAGCGTGTTTGTATAATAACCTGTACTTAAACGTGGTCCTGCCGGAGGCCCGTATTGCGTCCATATCTTCTTCGTCTTTCCTTGGACATAGTTCTGTACGACAGGGAAGTTTGTTATAGGTACAGTCCATGATAAGAATTCGCCAGCCATTTCAGCTTGTCGGCCAGCTTCCTCAAAAACCGCCAATAGCTGCATAGGTCGTTTGAGAGAACGTTTGCAAACATTATACACCTCACGACCTAGATAAGCGCCCCAACGATGCTCCATAAATGATAGCTGGTCTACGCCATGTTTCTTTGCATCAAGTATCTGCTGCTCGCCCATTCCATATGCTGTCGAACCATACGAGATTGTCATAACATTTCGTTTCACAATCTTTCTACGGTACTTTGCATCTGTTATTCGTAACCAGAATAGGGGAGCCGCCTTTACCATAAGGTCTTCATGTGCTTGCTTAAACTTTCTTATCTCCTCCACTAAGGCTTTTCTGGTGTCACTACGTGGCTCTGACTCATTGATGTCCTTCTTGAACTCAATTAAGTTATCAATTACAGCTTCACAATCTTGTATCTCCTTTTTTGTGTATGCTGAGGCCACTTCTGATAGATAATCCCAGACATGGTCTGCCACATACTTGTAGAGGTCGCCAGGTAAATCCAGGGGTACGAGATTGACATAAGGAGCTGTTATTTCATCACGTGTTAACGCGGTGAGGTGCTGACTACCATTGGTACTACCATCAATATACACTTCAAGGTGTGACTCGAACCCGTATTCATCATACTCAGGATTCTCTTCGGGTTTGAATAGGCGCATCATTTGTTGCCAGTTTCTGAACTTTCTCAGCTCTAGACAAGCAGCAAGGAATTGCCAGGGTTTGTCGGCTTTCATCCAACCTTGGTTGACCTTCGGTGACTCCGCGTAAGAAATAAAAATTTCCTCATTGTCCAGAACCCACTCATGTCTATCAAGTAAGGGTATCTTATCCGTCTTAGCATTATCTTCGCGTCCGGCATCACCGGCCCAGTTCGAGGCTATCGAGATAGTCAACCAAAAGAAACCTGCGCTGCCGATACGCTTCTTATCATTGCGTAATAATAAGCCCTTGGCTAAGTCAGAGCCTTGCTCATGGAGATAGGCTGAAGCACAATATTTACGTCCTCTGAAGTCATAATAGTAGAGATGATAAAAGGTTTTTCCTTTAAATCTTCCTGCGATGTCACTGATGGCATGCGCTTCACGTAGTTTTGTTGCTCTCGCTTCAGAGTTTTGATTCTCCCATATTTCTGCAAATGCATCAGTTTTGTTACGCAAGGCCCATAATTGGATATCGTACAGGAGACTATTAATTTGCCATCCAACATGTTGTGCTTTATTTAAACAGCTGAACAGCATAGGATGCGAAGTTAAATTGACACTCTCGATGACATCTTTGTTACCGGTCTTTATGATAGGGGTCCCGGTAATGTGTCTCGCAGTTGTCCAGTCGGCGTAAGGTGTTTCTGACGGAAGTTTCTCGATTTTATCAGTGTTTATCTTAGCCCACAATTTGCAGATGGCATCATCATTGGTTACCTGGATGATATACGCACCATGTCCATTCGAACTCTTACCTAAAGTTACCTGAACCATACCTAACTCCTCAAATGTATAGAGGATAAAGGCACCTGTCTTTGCGGCTAATGATGAGTCTCTCTTAAGTTTAAATTTATTGCGAAGGTTGTGCCCTATTGCAGAAATAACTTCTGTTAGGTAAATTGTGTTCTTATTTGCACCGCGCTTAGCACGAGTGTAGAGATAGATGACCGCTATTGCATTATCGATGTAATCATCTACGTCTAAGTTTTTTAAGTAGCGCAAGGGACTTTGAGGTGCGAGTTCAGCCTGGCATCTGCTAGTTAATGATTTGATTAATAAGTGTTTCATCACATTTCCTAATTTAAAAGCCTAGTGTACTTAGTGTCGAGATATATAAAAGGGTACTTGCGAATAGTGTGTACCCCAACACACATGTGATTAATAGTAGAAATAGTTTTAAAGAAATCCGAAGGATACTTAAACATTTCACCGTTATTAATAACACATATGCTTCCTTAGCTCGAAAAAAAAAAAAAATGGGACGGAGAAAGAAACCACTCCCGAAGGAGTGGGGGTTGAGTTGTGCTACATAAACTTGGATAGTTTACGAAGCGATTCAAATGAAAATCGATGGACGTTCTTCATTTTAAACAAGTCTTGTCGAAATTTCAAGTGTACTTTGTTACAGCGTTCTATTTGTGATATTGTGATTTCTAGATCATTTGTATCTTCTTCAAGTTTTGCGAGAAGGTCGAATGCATCCGCAGATCGTGAAATCTCTCGCGAAAACTCTGCGATAGCACCTAAGAAATGCTGAAGAAAGCCACCATCAGCAGAACTTTTCTTTTGACCACCGGTGGCTTTTCCCATATCAATCTCCTTTGAAGTAGTTTAAAGTGCCATCAATGAAGTTGGATGTCGCATCTCTAGCTCGTTTGACTACAGGTGCGTCTACGATATCTCCCGCTGATTTTTTAATTGAATCAACGAAAGATGGTTCGACCTCGAGCGCCTTCTGGAGTTTTTCGGAACACTGAGCAAGTTGGTCTCGAGTCGCGGCACGTTCTGCTTTAACCTCAGCCATCTTGAGCAAAAGCGCATTATGCTGGTCAAGAACACTCTCAAACTGCTGGGTCAGAACATCAGCCGCAAGATACAACCCTTCGCGCTCTTCCGATAGGCTGATCCTAACTCTGTTCTGAAACACATTTATCATCACACTCAGCGTTAAGAGCGCTAAGATGAATATGATAAAAGGTCTGTTCGTGGTGGTTTTACAGGTTACCGCATGTAGTTCGTTTGATGTAGAATTGTTCATTGTAGTTCACCTCTTGGTAGTAGTTGTTTAAAATGTTTGAAGGGAGATTCCCTATATTACGAAGAACCCCCCTTCGTAATTGTTACCCAATCTCAACAAATTGCTTTGAGAATTGTCTTATAACAGTTGCAGCAGCAGGCCCATCCGGAGGCATTTTATCAGGATCCTTCTGAAGATACTCACACAAACCGAGCATTTGTTTCAGTGTAGCACCATCAATCGCATAGTTACTTTTTGGACTTATGTCTGCGGATGTCATGTAAATCTATCCCCCTTTGACTTGTTGTTAACGTACAGCTTTCAGGTGTGTTACCTTGGCTTTTACAAGAGTAATCCTGTATCCAAGTACTTTCCCGACTTTCATCAGGGTATCCAGACGTGGCTTTTTCGTGGTGCCATTCAGCCACAGATAGATGGTTTGTGGACTCACCTCGGCGAGTTCCCCAAGGAGTGTGATGGAGCGATCCCCGATAAGATCAATAATCTCATCAAAGACATCGACTTCTTTTTCCTTGAGTACGGCTTTCTTCTTTTGTAGGGCTTTCACGTTGTGTCTCCTTGTTTAGTATTGTTTAAAGTATGTAGCGAGTACTTCTTGGTGGTTCATCTGCGGCTTGAACTCTACGATCGTTTTATCTTTCACGCCGTAGTTAACCTTGTAGCAGGGTAGTCTTTTGCAATCAACAATCACCTTCGGGGCAGTTGCAATGAAGAGCTGCCGACGGTTGTCATACCAGCGACTAAGATACTCATTAGCGATGGCTTTCAGAAATGGATTGTGTATCGTTTTAAGATACACTTTCATTCTGTTTATCCTCAGTGTACAGCTTTCAATCGTGTGTTTCATCACTCATTCACCTCTTGGTAGATAGACTTGATAATAACATTTATTTGTTGTTATCATATAAGATACCGTATTTCCCGCAGTTTAGTAGTAGCTACCTGCGATACTCATAGTGCCTACGGTCAGTTCCGTTATGAGGAATACACCAGATACTGTTACGGTGAGGTTCTCTTTCGGCTTTGTAATCGTGTCTACGAATACGGTAACGTTCTTGTTGACTTGTGTAACGCTTCGTTGCTCCTGCACTATAAGGTTCTTCACCGCAATCATTGCTGTGTGTCGGTTAGTAAAATACAGGTCATAGAGAAGACGGTTGTAGGTGCTTGTTGTACCGCTACCCGTCTTAGTGTGTGTCGTAGTGGTTCTGGTGATCACAAAAATACTCATTGGATACCCCTTGTTTTAGTAGAACGGGAGAACAGACTTCGGTCCATACGTGTGTTGTTTAGAGGCTATAGTAACCGTTTGCTTTACAATACTTACAGTCACTACAATACTTGATTTATCTGGCATTGAGTTATCCTCTAGTGTTATCATATAAGATACCGTAGTTTCCGCAATTTTAAACCCCCACATTTTACTGTGAGGGTCTTGGTTAACACGTTCTTTGGAAATGAGGAGAGTCTTTAAATCCCTCCCAAAACATTCCTGCTTGATTGAGTGGGTTGAGTGATTCCCAAAACTTACCAAGCTTTTCAGGATAGCACAACTCACCGGATAATGTGAAATTGACATCTGCGGCACACTTCTTGATATGCATGCTATTCATAGTCTTAGAGCGACCCATCCTAACATACATCTGTTGCATCTCGATAGGTCGCTGAACCTCTCCGAGACGTAACTGGTAACCTTCCTGGAGTGCATAAATGAGCAATGCCGTATAGTCTCTTGCAAAGGCTTCTTGGTGTTCGCCGAGTCGCACTACACACCTCCCTTTTCTTTCATGGCATGTAGCAGTTTATCCTTATGTTGGGACGATCTACTGGAACCAAAGAAGAACTGGATGATTTGAGCCACAATGGTGCCAAGCAGAAACCCGAGAATGGTATCCGCGAAACGTACATTTGAGGCAGGGATGTCCAGGAATGTTATACACCCAATATAAATAGTCGCCATAACAGACCAGAAGATCGCAAGATAGTAGATAAATCTTTTTGAGAATATATCGTCCTGTTCGAGAGCTGAGGTTTGCATAACCCGTGCTGATTGAGTATCTTTTAAATACATCTCATCCATCGCCGCTTGAAGCTTGTTATCTTCGAGTTGAAGTTTGAGAAGCTCCTCCTCATGATCCATTTCGTATTTCTTCAGTGTCACCAAATCCTCATTGCTGAGTTCCGGTTTATTGAGATCGACACCTGTCTTATCCTTCACCCAGTCTGTACCTTTTGCTAAGGCGGCATTTCCTAACAAGGATATACCTTTGGACAAGAGTGTAGTGATTATTAATGGTAACATGCTGTTTTCCCTTATTGATTATATATTTAAATTATATACATTATAACTTATGCCCTGATAGACCCTCTTAGATACTCCTCTTAGTACCATTTTAGTACCTCTATATATTAAAGGGAGGGACGGTCAGTAGATTAATTTAACGGGGTCGGCTAATGCTATCGTGCACAAACATTCATAAAAAGACACTGACTAAATAGTTGCATCCCTGCGTGCGCCCACCGTGGGTGTTTTTGGGCATGGCGAAGGTATGGCTACCCCTCCAAACGTCCGGGAGACATCGGGAGAGGCGGCCAGTTTCTCCAACCCGCGTCGGAAACCGCCTTGCAGCGGTCAGGCCACTGTAGTGTACTCATCAAGATCATGCATCAACCTTCTTGCCTCAAGAGTTGAATGGTAACTACTTGTAACTTCATCACCACCATTTATTCTCTTCAGTGCATACATATTGATAGTTCCATCTGGCTCAATCCGAATTTCCGAATTTGGGCGCCTGCTGTGGTTCACGTACCTGCCAAAGATTGTGCGAGTTCCATGCTGACGCGCAGGACCAAGATACTGACCCACTCCATAATCAATCTTGGAGAACACCCCAAGACCTTCGATTGGTGACGATTTCAGCTCAAATCTGTTCTTCAAATGAGAGGGTAATTCTCGTAATTTATTTGAAGAATTCATATGTTGAAGAGCTTGTGACTCATCAAGATTTATGCTGTCAAGAAATGTATTGTAGTCATTTCTATCATCTTCGACTGTGTACTCGATTTCAACCATGTGTGCGTCCTTGAACTTAAGGTATTCTTCGTAGGATACTGAAGTGAGGTAATCACGAACATTACTCTCATCGACACCCTTACCTATAGCGTGGGCATTGATCCAGAGGGTATCCTTTACGATGTAAGCGGCACGCTTAATACCGGCTTTAGCGATGACTGGATTATAACCTGCGAGATAAATGAGACCATCAAACTCGGTCCACATATATATCTCACCCGAAATCATGATACTTACATGATCAAAGTTGTGAAGCTCGCCTATTGCAAAGGTGCCTCCAGGAATTAATGTTTCGCGAACGTAGACATCTTCTCCGAAGTAATGTTTAACGGGGGCATCCACAGGAGGAAGCATGAGAATGTGTTTTTCAAGTTCAGTGATACGTTCAATCATTGATAGAGATTTGTCAGCTAAAATTTGGTTTATCTTTGGTATCGTAATCAAGGTGTTATTTTTAAGGGCTGAAAGACGTTTACTTGACATCAAAGTACCTCGCAGATTAATAGACTTTGTGAAGGGCCATCCACTCCAGAACCAAATACGCAGCCTAGCGAAAGGAGAGTATATTGCCGGTTTGGATATACCGGATAATACCTCAGTAGCAGGCTCGCAATCATGACCTTACATCACAAACAAGAGTAGCTCCTGGATACGACATGTTCAAGCTACTCTTTAGGTAGTTACAAAGAAATTGCGTGCCCCAAGTTATTGAATTTGGGTATACATAAGAACATTTAAAAGAGCTAGCATCAAGCGGTTCTATACCGGCTTGGACATACCCAAACTGCTGAGAGAAGTTAAAGAATCCAACCGAGTAGAAAGCATTAACATTAGATGGATGGTAGTAAGTAGTATTGACAGTTGTATCTTGAATAGCTTCTAGTATATTCATATAATCAAAGCCACTATCAAAAACAATATCGCCATTTCCATTCTTAATACGCATTCCGTGTGTTTCACTATTAAGGTCCAATTCAGAAGTAGGGCAGTACACTGCGTATCCTATTAAATCTGTGGTGTTTGAAATGAAAGTACATCCAGTACACCCTGAGACCACATCATAGATCATCCCTAAATAAGCGACCTTGGCTCCATATGCAGGCTTTATTACAACAATAGGAGCTTGTTGCAATGCTTTTGAGAACGTAAGAGTTACCATGTAGAATGAGATATTCCAGGTACAAGTGCTGGAAGGTATTGAAGTATCGTATACAGGTGTTATGTTGCCTTTCTCAAGTAATGCATAGTTTGAATAAATACTATCAATTTGTACCTTTCCTGAATCATTTAATATCTTTAGACCGAAATCAGCCATAAGCAATCACCTGTACTAATGTTGGGCCTGCTGCTAAGGCAGTATTGCCAGTGTCACTTATAGGGAACACCCATGACAAAATACCTGCACTATACGAGATCTCATGTGGCATCCCAAATATAGTTCCTAAACCACCTGTAGCAAAAGTGCTCGTGATAACATAATCAGTTATCCCACTAAGATCGAGGGGAATACTACCAATAGAATCCAAAGGTATAATGAATTCATGGACAACTCTGGTAATAGCATCAGTGGCTTCCAGGGTAGTGATACCTGCTGCATTTTTTATGCGAATACCTTGAGACATTATGACAATGCTCCTAACTCTACTCTAAGCTTATTTAATGAATCATACACCCGGATAAAAGAATCTGTTATCTCAAGTCTCGCACCAACACCTCCAGGGCCCACATTCAATATACCGCTAAAGATTACATCGCCACCGATTTTCAAACCAGTTTCATCAAATGTGATATACTGTGAGGTATCTCCAATAGATATTTTATAATTGGCTACGTCATACCCGATGAAGAAGCCTGCAGCAGTATCCGCATAGCTAGACTTACCACCCTTAATGTGACCAGTAACCCCGACCGTTAACTCACCATCAACCGTCAACGTACCTGTGTTTACCACAATGGCGGATAGCTGACCCACCTTCAATGATGACCAGTAAGGTAACGTCCACGTAGTCTGGTTGGTTGTTGGGCTATAGATGCCGTTAGTCTGCCACAGAATATCATTATTAGATAACGCAGGAGGTATAAGCGTCCATGTCACTGATTGACCCCACGAAGGTGTAGGTGGTAAATTGTCACCTGAAACTACTTCCGTGGTACCCACAAACGTTTGCCCTGAGACCATTTTACAGAAGGCAGTACGACCTGATGAACCATCGAGACCATTTGAACCATCGAGACCATTTGAACCATCGAGACCATCTGAGCCATTTATACCCGCATAACCTGCAATCTGGATAAGACCTGTTTGCCAATTTATAACAGTTACCGTGGCAGCTTCAGTATCCAACAGTTCAACTTCACATGTATAGAGTGTAAACCCTTCAGAAGCCACGGGCTGTGTCACCGACCATCCACTTGGAGGCGCATCAACGGTATCCGTAGCCCATGTGTAATTGCTGGTCCCTGAGATAGTCGGCACCGTCAACCCCCATTGGTACACAATGAAAAGCTTCTTCTTGCTACCGAGAATGTCGGAACCGTTACTCTTAAGATAAGTAGTACCTACAGACCATTCAATAGACGAAGAGAGTACTCCAGCGTCTTCAGCAATTTGCTTTCTGGCTATCCATAAATACGCTCCGACAATACCGGGGTTAACGGGAAAGTCAAGACTCCAACCTACTAGCCCAGCCAGATTGTCATGAACTGTAGATTGCCAATTGTAATCACTTGTACCTGACGTTATCGTGGGTATAGTCGTTGCCCACTTATACATTGTCAAGATTGCTGTCTGCATACCCGTCGCGCTTATAATTACAGGTGCTGACCAAGTGAGTTCATTGGTGTTAGTTCCAAAGTTTCCTTCGCGAAGAGCCGTTGCCCGAGTCTCATAGAGCGCGCCTGTCGAGCCGTCACCTGAGGGGGCTGGTAGAGTACCAGACCACGCAACGTTTCCGGTAGGTGGCACGAGCGGACCGGAGGGGTAGGTATACGCGCCAGTTCCGAGGGTCGGGGTTGTAGGAGTGGTTCCACCTATCTGCTTACGGTGATAGGCCACAAGTTCTTTAATGTTTATGTTCGAAGCGTAGAGAGTAGGTACGGACCAAGGAATCAACACAACGAGGACAGAGGGTGGGTCAACAAAGATATTTGCCTGAGTGTGGTATAGATCACCTGTACCATTGGCATGTGCATCTGAGATTGTCGTGTACCAACCTGAAGGTGTGTTTGTCAAAGCCTGTGTTGAAAAGTTGTATTCACCTACAGGTGTTATCGCACCAATTGGAGTTGGACTATATTGGTATAAAGTCAGCGTAGCAAGAGCCCGTACTACACTTGCCTGGGATATCACAAAGGCAACTGTAGGCCATTTCTCGCCTGACATCATATCCATTTTAGGAGCCACTTCACCTGAAGCTGTAACCGACACAATAGCAATCGAGTATGAGTCTGGACTCAAGAGCGGTAAATCAAATGAATTTGAAGTGACCATACCAAGCTCAGTCCATGTGGTGTCTGCCGTGATGTACGAGTCAGAACCATGTGCTAAGAGTATCTTGTAAGCAACAACTCGATTATCAGGTGCTGGTGTCCAACTAATTACCCCGGATGAGATTGAAGATTTAGCAAATTCGGACTGTAATGAGAATGTGACATTCAGTGCTTGTGGCACTTCGAGCAGATAGATATTACGTTGAATGACCACTTCAGCATCTTTAGCGTTCCATGAGAGGTTTCTCACATCATACTTTACAGCGATGATCCCAAGATTTCCATCTGCATCAACCTTGGCTTCTGATATTTTAAGAAGCTCACCATAGATTTTAAAAACCTCACTATCGACCTTTATCACATCTCCAGGTTCCAGATCGATAAATTTACGTGTGATGTTCAACTTGTAGATAATACTGGCACGTGAGAGTCTCACAGTACTCTCAGCGAGAGCTAGCGCATGATATCCAGTAGTACGACCATCAGCCGAGATAGATGTCTCAAGCAATACATCGTTATCTTCAGAGAGATATGTTGCATATACCGTATCGGTGAGTGGGTCTGTTGGGTATTTCTCAGGCCAACTTACTGAATCTTCCTCAAAGTTCTCAGACTCATTCAGGAATCTAACTGTACAGTGGTTATACTTACTGTTTGCGGAAGGCCATGATTGTGAGATCTCAGTGTCCAACGTAATATCATCATCTGTAATATACGCAGTTACGAGATGTTGCTGAGGCCCCTTCTCCCAGTAATTGAGGTTAACCGGGAGATACGTGTTTGCGGGTATCAAGGAGCGGTAAAGATCAACTGAAGCATCATAACCTGGTGGATACTGTACAATGTCACCTTCGGCATATGTCACTAAAGCATCATACTCGGTAGGGTAACTTATAGCTATTTTGTAGACACCGTCCGACCATATCATGTCAGCATCACCCATTGTAGCGAGGATACCTACAATATTATCTCGAATCTTCTGCGATGTATCTACAACATAGTTACACTCATACATCTTAGCGGTACGTAAAGTACCGTCCGATCTGAACTTTTCTTTCCAAATAGTACCTTCGATAGGCAGCTCGTAGCTAGCGTTGACAAGCACGGGGATGTCACATATCTTCGCAGCATTATAGAATGATTCAAGGTCCAATTCATTCAGTGACAAACCCTTGCCGTAGTCTGCATTAAGGACATAGTCCAGAAGACAATACACTGGATTATTGGAATACACCTTAGCGACACTGAGCGTATATACACTTCCAGTCTTTACGATGTACTTGACTTCCATACCTTCAATATAGAAAGATACCTCTGGAATGCCTTGAAACTGAGGGTCATCACGATTCAGCTTAAAGACCATCGAAGCATGTGCAGTCTCAGGAAACGTCGCTGTACTTTGCTCAGGAAAGTTCGAGAGCATCATAGGATCAACAACACCACCGGTATTGTATGTGTGGATGCGACCGGTACTTTTAAAATCGGGATGCCGGTAATCTTTACCGCCTATCTCAATCCCATAGATTTTATGAATGCCCTCGTAACATAACACTTGATTTACGAACAGGTACTCGCGTTTCTTGCCAGTTTTGTTGGCATTTAAAGAAGCAGTTCCCGCATTCGCAATGGTCGTATCGTTAGGTCGCTTGAGGACAAGAACACCAGTCACATTATTGTAGCCGACTACCACGTATGTATAGAACTTAGCGACAACATCCACGAGAGGAACTTCAGCCCAGAACTCAGAGTAATTAAATGGCTTATGCTTAAGCTTGATCGAGGAGCCGGCCTCAATGTAAGCACTCATTCCAGGTACATACTGGATGGTGTAATCTGATTCAAGATTCGTTCTGGTCATCATTGTACTGACGGGTAACGCATCAATAGGCGATGAGATCTCACTATACGTATACTGAATCTCGGAATAGGCCGGTACAGGCGGACGAACATTGACAGTTGTGTTTACAGCATAATATTCGGAGCCGTAGTCATAGTAGAGTAATTGCCATTGACTTGCGGATATGTCCGTCACTTCAATCTCAAGGAGATCAGGTACGACGTTTCTTGAGTCACCTGCTGTAAGAAACATCTCACCAGCTACATCAGGTGCCGCATACAAATAGCTTGATTTAAGCTTATGGAGTACCCGCGCACCGCCTATCTTAGCTCGCCCATACACGACAGGAACATTAATGATCTCACCTTCAACGGGTATTTGAAAACCCTTTTGGGCATCGGCAGCTTTATCTGCTGCATTCTTGAGTTTGCGCGCACGTTCCCTCTGGTCATAAACTGAGTAGGCGAGGACTGCCACGGCGTACCAGTTTATCGCATTGGCGATAGTACCCGCAACTAGAAGAAAGCTCATAGGTTCTTACCCCATAATAGTGTGATAGCTTCAGAACCTTCATAGACTTCATCATACGAAGTGTTCCCCGGATATTTTCTCTGTAGGTAGTCGCGTGAGGTCAACAGAGTACGTGTCAAGTCAAGAACTGACATTGGTGAACCATTCTCGATACTCAACACAATATCCTCATCTGGTGTTATCGTATACGTAAATGTGTCAATCTGGCCTCGATACGCAATGATGACATCCAGCATTGGCTGGTCCACCGCGATACCATCCAGAACTCCGCCTGAGTTGTTTATTAGCCCTATATAGACAACCATTGGAGCACCTTGAAAGCTCGCACCTAATGTACTCCCTTCAAATAGACCTCTCAAGATTAAATTAGGATCTGACAAGCCAATCTTGAAACTTTCCTTGTCCAGTGTGTCTGAAATACGTGCCGAGTCTAATCCTACGATTGGGTGATCAGCAAGATAGATATCGCCATTATGTGTGTAATCGTAGGGTAATGTCGTATACGTAAGTTGATTCGATGCGGTGTCAGGACCAATCTTGATAAGTAAGAAAGGAACCATTACATCTTGATTCATTAATGTCTTTAATGCTGCTGAAAGTCTCTTCATAATGCTTCAATAAGCCTCACTGTTCCAGGGTCTGATAAGATTCCGTCTACATATCTCATACCGATAACAGACTCAGTATCATAGACGGCATTCATTGTGGCAAGCTCTCCGAGAGACACGACTTCGTCTACGGCAACACTACTGAGAAGATTTGGAAATACCTTTAAAGCCACAGTATGGAGGAGTTCATTGATCACTCCAATTTCCTTCACGAGGTACACTTTACTATGTCCATTGAATCTCACAAAGTCTCCAACGAACAGACGTGCTTCGGGTTGAAGAGTGAAGGTGATAGTGTCACTGTTTGGGATAGCTGACGTCGAAGTGGCAGTACCTGTTGAGAATGCCAAATCACCACTCAGTACGCGTTTGGGGTTACTCTTTGGAAATACCTCAAAGATATCTCGTATAAATGTAACACCAATGGACTTTGAGTAAGTCTTTATGGGCTGCGGCATCCTCACCTTGATGACTTCACTTAAGTCATTTACAATGGCATTTACAAAAAACTCTACCGAATTGTCAGTGGATATTAAATTCGTTTCGATTTCCCATCGTTGTGATTTACCTGATGAAGAAAGTCGTTTGAGAGACAACGTGTCCGAAGACATTCGAATTCTCTTTGATGATATACTGATTGGGGCAACAAAGGTGGAGATTAACTCACTATTTGCACCGGTATTCGTACTATTTCTTAATATTCCGTACATGGTTAACTCCGATTAAAGTGAGGGTACACGAATGTACCCTCGATGAATCACCGACGTAATGCCTCATGATTATGAGAATTAACACCGGAGGCTATTTGAGGGATCATAGACATGATATGTGAGCGCGTCTGTCTAGATACATCCCCTGTAATGTTGATGTTGAACACTTGCTCTGAAGATGCTTTGTCACCATTGTAAGGTGATTTAATTTGGGCAAGTGTAGGAGCCCTTGTTGAAGATGATGTCACACTACCACCAGCTGCAAATGCTCTTAAGCGTTTCCCTGAGTTCACCGCAGAAAGCAACGCGAAATGTTCCTTAGTGGCCTTCGCGTTAATAACGAACTCACCATTAGATAACATGGCTGGAATCGAGTCGGAAGTACCGGTACCGCCACCTCTCACATGGCCACCATCGGCCATAAACATAGATGAGATGGCAGACACCCACGAACCACTCTGTCCGCTGGAGCCAGCTTTAGGAGAGCCTTCGCCAAGATCAAATACACTTGAACCTATGGATTTGAAGAGTTGACCAAGTGGACCTTCAGGGCTTGTCAATGGACCTGTAAGACCGTCGACGAATGTCGTTATAATCCCATTTGTAAGGGAATCCATGGCATTATCTAAGAAGTCTGTATCGCCGGTACCTTTAAGGGAATCCACAAGAGACGTTCTAATGTCACTATGTATACCATCCGCAAAAGAGATACCGGCTGCACTGGCGCGAGACCCTGCTGTGTCCGTTACATTAGACAAAGATTTATCAATACCTTCGCGAGCATTTCTCATAATTTCTTTAGCAGCTAAGACTTGCTCGGGAGTAGGCTCTCCAGCCAGAATTGCAACTTGGTCCTTAATGGCTTGAGCATAGCTATTCACGTTTGCTCTCTCACGACTTGTCATTTGAGTATACAATTCTTTTGAGAAAGTTACACCAACATCACCAAGATTTGCCAGCATACCAGCCAAGCCCATACGAATACGATCAACACTCAGTTGAAATACCGGTGTGGTGGATTCAATCGCAGCATGTAAAGCATCGTAAGTGACATCGACACCAGCCAGTTCGGGAGACCCAGGTGCAAGTCCTTTAAGATCCGACATAGCAGCTTTTATGTTGCCTGCCGAAACTGCAAAGATATTGCGAGCAGTTTCACCTACACCTAAGAACTCTTTGAAGGAGATGCTAAGGTCAGGAAATGATGTTGTAAGCTCATTAAATTGCTCCATTAATGTACGCGTATCCATCTCTTTCGAGGGACCTGCATCACCGCCAGACAGACTACCACTACTGGCTATTTCATTAATGGAATTAACTTGTCCTCGCATTGATTCCTTAAGGTTGATTACTTTCCAGTTATTAGCAGGAACACCATTTGCTGCGTACTTTCTCAGGTCTGCGACGCCCTCTTTCAGGCTCGTGATGGCTTTTCCAATATCCGCACCCTGATCTTTCGTGAGGTTTTTCATATCACGATCAGATACAGAATTTAGACCAGTTACGCCGAGCGCTTTCAGCTCGCCAAAGCCCTTCTTGATGAGATCTATAGAAGTGTTTTGATCAGCTGCATTATTGACCTTATACGCATAACTGTTCTCATTAGGTGAAAAAGCACCTGTTATAGCACTCACCAAGTCAGAAATTTGTGAACCAAACTCAGACCCCAGGATATTGTCGAAGGTACTTGAAAGCAGCCCTAAGAAGTCAGTGGAACCACCTACGATATTTACATCAAGAACGTCGGCCGCAATAGCTGAAGTGGGACCAGTCTTGCCACCTGCAAAGTACCCGACTTTCTTTCCGGAATTGATAGCATGCAGGATATTCGCATTATCTTTCGAGGCTTTGGCATTTATGACAAACTCCCCATTCGAAAGCATTGCAGGGATATCATCGGAGGTGCCACTACCTGGTCCAGAAACAAAACCACCTGTAGCAAATTGTGGCAGATAGGCAGCCAACCTTGCCCGCTCCGTCTCCGGCCAACCAAACTCAGCATTCGCCTTCAGAGGTTTAAAACTACTAGCATCTCCATTGAATGATTTGTTAAGCTTAGCATCATCAGCGAAATCCATTGCGTAGTCGTATAGCCCTTCAGTCGTAAATTGTGATTTAAAATCACTCTGATTGCTCATGTAAGTTCTATATCCCAACGCCACTTGCGCTAACGCGTCAGGTTCTAACCACTTAGCGTGATCGAGCGCCCATTTAGTTGCTTGTGCTTCTCTCTCAAGGGTTGGTGTCTCCCTAAATACCTTAAGTTCAGCAATCTCAGGATTACTCTCTACTAATTTTGCTATATCACTTAACATTGAAGATTCCACAAAATCACTTACCGTGTCTCTAAAGTCCATCTGCTTATCAAAGAATGCATAGTGCTTTTCAAGGTATTCATCAGACTCATCTTGTCTGTATGGAAATATACTTCTAATCGGAGTGTTTATAGAGTCATCCGGAATAGCCATTTCCAGTTGGGTGAGCATCGCCATTACCGTGGCTCTACTTTCACTGTCAGGGTAAGACTGAAGGTAACTACGGTATTCAGGTGCGGTTTGACGCCCATACAGACCCGAGTATCTCTCCGCCACAACATCAGATGCAAGCTTTTTAGAAGGATCTTTAGTCAGATTCGAAACTAAAGTTGGAGCTATAGCCTTCAAATGAAACAAGTGGCCTATCTCATGCATACCAGTAAGATATCCCTGATCGACAAGCCCCTTCTTCAGCTTGGGTATAGTAATCTGAAATCCTGTTGGACCGCCTATCTTCGCCTTACTGTCGGAAGGGTCCTCTGCACGAATTACAGTAACATTACCTCTAGATATATATTTGAGCATGTCGCTATTTGCAAGATCCCTTGCTACTGGAAATGACATGTCATTTAGATACTCTCCAGAGACCAGACCACCGTCCTTAAACGCGGGTAATCCATTGTTGATACGCTCCAGCAACCCACGATTTTGTTTTGTGGATTCTGCATTTATGACAAACTCACCATTAGAGAGCATCGCAGGTATCGAATCAGATGTTCCAGTCCCTGCACCTGTGATATGTCCGCCTAAAGCACGTTTTTCTGTGCCCGATGATCCGGCTCCACCTGAAAGTCTCTCCAAGAGCAGTTGCGTGTTAGTAGTAGAGTTCTCAATAATACCTTTATCGTCTATCTGTACCTTACCACCGGTAAACCACTCAGGCTCTTTACCAAATATACTATCTTTATACCAAGTACCTAGTGTGGTTCCAATACGACCCGCAAAGTCCGACACGGCATTATCGGCTAGAGGAGCTACACCCGTTATCGCTGGGCGTTGCTCAATCGGGAGCTGTAATGCAACCTCCAGTCGCTTTTCAACCGGTGCGGTCTTTCCGGCAGCTAGACTACGGAGGTCGTACGCTTTTTCGTACTTATCGAGATTCGCTTGTAATGAGCTAGTGAGCGCTTCTCTAAGGCGTATCTCGTCACGTATCAGCGCAGAATTACCATTTGGATCTTCAAGTAGACTGTTGAGTCGTGCATTAGACGCCGCGAGCTTGGCAGTGAGAGTGTCTATGCTAGTTTCAGGTGCCTTGAGGTTGTTTAAAGATTCCTCAATACCCTTCCTAATGTATAATCCTGCAGTTATCAGAACACCGGCAAAGACTAGCGCGATCTTGACCCACTTACTGGAGTTCCAAAGACTGGTGGCGAGGTATGGTATCAATTTCTTAAAGATACCATCAAACGTGTAGCTCAACGCCTCCGTAATACCGTCAACAGCTTTCACTACACCCTCGAGTATTAAACGTGCGGCAGTTGCCCCCAATACGGAGCCGACACCCGTCCCTATAACACCACTACTCAATGACACCGCAACCTTAGCCCACTCAGGGCTGTTAGTCATCCCCCCTGCAATCTTGTGGCCCATGTCATAGGCATATGAAGCACCGATAGCTCCGCCGAGAGCACCACCGACTTGTGACACAGAATCTTTCACAGCTTCCCTACGAGCCTGCGCCTGTGTCTTAAGGTACTTTACCTGGTCCTCATTCAGCTTTCTTGTGTCAGTGAGCTCTTTAGTTTGTCTCTCAGATTCCTGAACTAGTCTTTCTGTCATCTTATTCGCAGAAATCATATCAGCAACATATGGCGCATTACGCTTACCGAAGTGATTAGGGTTCTGCGAGCCTGAATCTTTGAATCTCTGTAAATCCGCAGGTGTGATTGGCTTACCTCTATACATTCTTTGGCTAAGGCGATCACCTGCTGTTTGAGAAGCATGCTCGGCGGCACCATTCGCTTGTTTCGAGCGAATAGCTAAAGCAGCTAGTTGGACATCTATCTTAGTGATAGCCTTTGTTGTTGTCGATAACTCGTAAGCTTGACCAGCAACCTTTCCGAGTGACATCGGCGCAGTGACGATTTGCTTGGCTATCGTCATCATCATCTCTCGACCTGATTTGAATAGAAAGAGAATCTTACCCACAATCGATGCTAACATGAGTGGATTGTTAACTGCGAGATCTTTGATACCGGTCGCCAGCGTGTCAATAAAACGTCGTGCCAACGAGCTTAATGCGTTACCTACAGTTGTATTCGTAAGTCCCGCTGCAAAAGCTACGCCAAAGCCAAGTGCAAGGGCACGTCCTATTGCTACCCTAAATCCCGAAGATACAATGGCAAGCAGTAGCCCAACATTAACTGCCAGATATATAGCCTTCTTGATAACCTCACGCGCGCCTTCAGGAAATGCAAAGTATGTGTCATGCCCTAAAGGACGCTCACTATCCTTTCGATGCGTACCACGACCAACTTCAGAAGTGTTATCAATTTGCTCACCAGAGAGAAAGCCCTTGTAAGTATCCTTAATCCCATATACTTGTTTGAACGTTCTGACAAATGCTGTTTGATTCAAAGTAATAAATATCTTCTCAATATAGCCTTTGATATCTTCAAATACAGACTTGATAGAAGCGCCAATTGCTACAAATGATTTTCTGACATTCTCAGGCATACTATCGAATGCAGTCTGAGTGATTTTTGAGATAGTCTCTCTAAGCTCGCTAAATTTGTTCTTAATCTTATCAAGAAGCTTTACATTCGAGGCAATCGCTGAGGGTTTGACAACTTCATTAAAACTCTTACTGAGTGCCTTTGCAGAGCTGTCCAATCCCTTTGAGTTAATGGATTTGGTTGCAGAACCGACATCTACTTTCGAAGATACACTACTTAATGTATTCACTAAAGTAATAAGTCCTATAATCCCTAGCTGAATCGCACCAAAGATGGTTCCAAATCTGAGAACAATACCGGCAACTCTTAAGAAAGCACTTCCAAACATCTTTGTAAAGTAAAGTAATGGAGGAAACACTAGGAGTAGCTTGCCGAAACCAGAAGAAGCAGATTTGACAAAAGTACTGATGTAAGAGAGAGGCTTCCCGAGAAGTTTAGCTAACCATGACACCGTCTCTTTAACAGTATCAGGTATCCACGAGTGGCCAATTACTTGGTCGTATAACCAAAAGAACCAACGCTCAGCCTTGACTGCAAAGTCTTTAACGAATCCTAGAGCCTTGTCCAAATCTGGAAAGAACTTCGAAACCTCAATACTAGGGAGTGCGCTAAATGCGTCCTTGAAATTATTGAGAACGATCTCTTTCAGGCCTCTGAATACTACGGCTATCTTGTCAATCAGAAAGTAGGTAGCACCAACTACACCGATGAAGACGGTGTCTATTACTGTCTTAAAGAAGCTTACGATTGAATTCTTTGTCCTCTCCAATGTCTTCAAGGTATCATCAAAACCGCTAAGGAATGTCTTCGCTTGTACAGATATGCTTTTAAATACTTCCCTCAGACTGGTGGCGATGCGTACAGCCTTTTCAAACGGGGTTGCGGCGATTCTTTTGAGATGAATAAATCCAAAATAGATATCGGCAATAAGCAGGTTGATGCTTAGCTTAGCGCCATTTACATATGCTTTCAAATTTTCTGCAATATCAAATATACTCATCGCTACATCATTAATTTTACTCGCAAGTCCCGCACCTTCACCGAATACACTGTCTGAGAAGTTCTTGAACACCAGACTAAGCGCTGTGCCCATGTTAGTAAATGCACCGGCATATGTGATATTTAGCTTCTTGAAGTCTTCAGAGATGCGTTTCTGTTGCTTCTGTATTGCGTTAAACACTGTAGAGAATGTTAGCTCCCCCTCTTCTGCCATCTTTCGTAGATTACCGAAAGGAACATTAAGACCTTTCGCTAAGTTCAGAGCGAAAACAGGTGCAGATTCAAACACCGCTCTAAGTTCTTCACCGGCTAAACGGTTGGATGCGAGACCTTGACCCAACTGGAGAATCGCTGATGTGGATTCGGCAGCAGTGGCACCCGAGATTGCCAGAGTCTGTCCTATAGACTTTGTAAAATTTGCGAGTGCTGCTTGAGTTACGTTGTAACGCTTACCTGCCAGAGCTACTTTCGAGTAAAGAGTTGCAGTAGCCGTCAAGTCGGTACGTGTGTCCATTGCAATACGTTTAACATTACTCAATGATTTAGCAAACTCATTTGAGCCATCTGTCACCGTTCTCAGTTTGTTTTCGAGATTGGTGAACTGGTCTAATTTAGAGATTCCAAGACTGAATGATAACATTGCTGTGGCGGCTGCAACAATACCCTTAGTCATCGAAGCGAAGCCCTGAGTAGCCTTCTCAGTATTCTGCCGTATTCCTTCGACGGATGCTCTTAGCTTTGCAATATCAGCTCGTGCGTCTCTTGAGTCTGAAATCGTTTCAATTTTTATTGCCATTTTAGGTTTCCTCAAAATAAAACCCAGAATCCTTATAAGGGAAACTGGGTATACAAGACGTTAATCTTGTTGATGCACTACGATATTTCCTAAGGGCTTTCCATACTTCAATGCTATTCTTTCAATAAAGTGGGAAGGAGCTTGCTTAGATGAGCCTCTGTTCAAGTCATCGATATACTCTGTCGAGTTAAGTATATCAATACCTAACGGTGTTTGTACAAGTACCCATGCCTCGCGAGCTTCTCCTGTATCAAGAGGAGTCGCCGCACGAAGCTCAGATCTCAACGAAAGAGCACTAACGAGATGTTGCTGTTTAATGCTTTTCTGCTGTTCTCTTGAGACTCTTTCAAATTCTCTCTGTACACCTTTAAGTGTTATTTTCATGACTCTAATCCACCCTCAATACGTCGCCACCTTTAGCAGCAATCAGTTTAGTGAATAAGAAGGAGCCTTGCAAGGTATCTGCGGCCATCCTGGTCGCTTTAGCTTGTTCAGACTCTTCCATGAGTGGTTTAAGGCTCGGAAATATACTATGAGGCTTTTCTTTTGTGCCTGAGAAACTCTGTATCTGATAGAAGGCACGTAAATCTTCACGCCAGCCAATAGGACGTCTGTCAAAATATTTACTCCATTTGACGTATTCTTCATAAGGCATCTCGCTTTCTAATATATATACAGGTAACCTTAAGTGGGAAGCTAATTCATATCGGAACAGTTCATCGTCCGAAAGCGTTAGCTTCCCTTCTTGTTTCCCATACCAGAGAATTCCATAATGTCGTTTGACAGCGTGGTGACTTCATCCAATGGGAGTTGTGCAAAATCCTCATCAGTAAGGTCAGCGCCGTCTTCGGCGGAGATACGGATAACCGTCTTCAGCAGCTCAAACCCAAGCGCATCATTGTCGCCTGCCGTCTTAGCTTGCTCTTGAATTCGCTCAACCTCGTTAAGTGTAAGTTTGTTGATGAGAACAGTCTCACCCATGAACTTAGACTTCTTGGTGATCTTTTTACCGACTAGACTCTTAATGCCTGACATTTTAGTTACCTTTGAAATCGATGGAATGTGAAGATTGGAAGTCATCTAATTGCTTCCTCATGCTGTGTAGATGTGAAAGAGTTCTGAATATCTCTGAGGACTTTTCACGGTCATCAGCAAATTCTTCAATTCTCAAGAATGTTTTCCGGATACTGATATCAATATCCTTGCGCATATGCTTTGTGGTCGTACGTAGGACATATCCGCTACTGAATGGTCTTGCTTCAGTTGTCATAATGGTTTCCAATATCTCTGAATTAGTGAGGGACGTCTTAGATTTAATCGTTTAAGAATACGCTATGCACTAGCAACTCTCCCTCATACGGTTATTTAGATGGTGAAAGCACCATTGAAATCTGACTGTACGGTCAGAGTTACAGTGGCGGTGTTTGCATCGGTGAGCTGTGGATTGACCATGATAGCTTCAATCTTACCTACCCAGAAGAACTGGCTGTTTTGAACGGTACCAAGACCGGCTGCATCAGAAGCATAGTTATTGAGATCTGCAGGGTCAGTGCCGGTAGGCTCACTGTTCATCAGGGTGAAGCGGAAGATATGTTGGATACCGTCACCCACTAAATTACCCAAAGTGGTGCCTGAGGCCCAGTCTGCGGCGATATAGTTGATCTGAAGTTCCTGTGAAGGAGCATCAGCTTGTCCCTGGATCTGTTGTGAGGTTTTGGAACCATAAACAGGAACATTAACTACGTTAGGTGGGGTGCCCATCGCAGGAAATTCACGAACGTTTTTGATACGTGCGTATTCGTCAGCAGACAAGTTGTCGAAGAGTGCAAACCAATCGGCAGAACCGAAGGCAGACGTGTCAACAGCTGCTGCAAGATGGACAGACAAGTCGGAGAACAGGCCTGCGCCGATGGAGTTGATATGTGCCATTAATGTGATGCTCCAAAGTAATTGAACGGAATTGAGTAGGTTGTTCTAAACAGGGAAGGATTATCAGAATCTTTTGAACCCTTTCCAAGGAAACTACTGAGAAACTGTGTAACAGCTCCTGAAACAAGCGTTACTGAGCGTCCTAATAGATGAGTATCTAATGCATCCGCGATGCTGGAAGTATCGGTAACACTACCAACAGACACAAATATATCTACCATAAGTACTCCGGAAAGCGAATTGATGTTAACCCCTGAGTTTCCAGGAATAACACAAATTCTTACGTACTTACCTCCCGTAGCAGCTACAAAATTATCTGGATACGTAGGGATATTCTCACTGAGCCACCCTGCCGATCCAAATACCGAAAAGATATCATTGTCAAGTGCCGTGTATCTACCCATTATGAATTCTCACTGAATAGTTCAACCATTGTAACATAACCTGCGCTAACTACACCACCCATCTTCCACACCTCACCGGCTATTGTCACGTCAGCGTAAGCGCTATAAGTAGGCAAGTCCTCTTGTTTGAAGAGCATGAAACGCTTCTTAGCCTGACGCAGCTCGGTCACAGCCTTAGCTCCACGTTTCCCAATTTCGTCTTTCAGAATAACAGCCCTAATAATAATTGGAGTGGCTGTTACTACGTTAGATGATTGGGTTGCAAAATCAAAAGAGGTTGCTGTCTTATTTGTGAAAGTAACATCTACGGCGAGGTCTTTCAGTTTGGTGAATGCCATCCTTATTGACTTCTTTACAAGGGCTTCGTATGACATTAGTTACTCCTGTGCCAATTTCGGGTACCCTGGTTAACAAGTAGCGGTTTGATTATGTTACGTACGATTGCAGGTATCTTTGATGGACTAAAGATAAAGTCCATCGCGATAGGCCCGACCTTGAGGCTCTGTAGACTTCCAGTATCATCAAGCAGACCATCATTCTCAAGGAGGTGATGCGCAAGCTCAAAAGAGCCAGCGATGATACGTGAAGACACAACAGAGCCATCTTGGTTGACCTTAAACCCTTTGCGAGGATCAAAATAAGTGCCTATACGGGGATGCGCCAGATCTTGAGATTCACTTGCGATAACACCACTCCAAGGTAACTCTTCGAATACTGAAGTGGCAGTTACAAGTGCTTTACCTTTATCGGTTTCACTTGCAACATCCCAAGCAGCAACATCCAAACGATCTGCGAAGTGGGCGTCAGCCTCAATCACAGTGCCGTAAGAGTTAACCCCTTTGGTAAGTGCCATAAGTGATCTCCTCTATTTAGGCATGGAATACGGGCAGAATACCCAAGCTCAGAGCCGAGGAAGCCTTACGTACCCACGTACCGGTCGTTGCGGCAAGAATGTCGGTAGCACCGGTAAGAACAGTCGGAGTTGCACTCTCAACAACGTAACCATACTCTGCATCACTCGGGAAAGCAATCTGAGAGCCAGCCCAGCTGTAACCTGCGGGAGCAAGCACATAACCCCAACGGTACCAGATGGAAGTCGTACCACCACCCTTGTAGGCAGCAGCTTGACGCTGAATCTCAACAGACTCAGGAACGGCCAGCGACTCCATAGCCAGAGCACCGGGAAGCGCAATAAAGGACGTCTTGGTACCGACAATGTCGACACCAGCACCAGTATTGATCTTGGTACGTTCAGCGGTGGAAAAGCCTTGGTTGGCACGAGTTTGGATGAGACGAAACTTACCCTGGAAGATGGTATTGAAAGTGATATTACCATCAGTTACACGATCGTCATCAACCAGATTGGCTGAACGAAGAGACGCAACAACTTCAGGTGAAGTGATCAGGTAGAAGTACTCAGGCTCGTAATCTTTGTAAGCCATACCGACAGCATTCAAGAAACCTGCGGCACGTTGTGCACCCAGATTAGCGGCAGCGGCAGCAGTCACGAGAGCATTGGAACCGAGGTCGACATAGAAGCCATACTTGGAATCGGCAGGGTCATTGTCAAAGGTTTGGCCACCGAGACCGGTCGCACCGGAGCCTACAGCTGCACCATTGAGCATTTCGGAGAGAGCAACACCACGCAGCACGGCAAGAATTGCATTATGCTCATCTTGTGCCTTGGTTTCGCCGAAGTCACGGCCAATCTTTGCCAGACCGTCTTCTTGGGTAACGACAGTCTGCATGTTCACCTTGGTGGCACCATGTGTACGGACGGTCTTGATGTAGTTCAGGAACTCGGAACTGTAGGTAGAGCCGGTGCCATCGGTGGAGTCGGTCAGTGACGCAACGTTGATGGTAGGGTTCATCGGCTTCTTCCAACGGAGTTGACCTACGAAGGTCTCAGTGTTGGTGTCGATGTCGGAGTTTCCACCGATGATGCCTGTGCCAGATAGTTTCTTGGCATTGGTGTAGGCTTCATCAGAGTAGGCACCGAGGGCTTCCTGCAAGACGTAGTTGGAAGCACCTGCGAGGTTTGTAATAGCGGGCATTTGTTTGTTTCCTTGTAACTATTATTTAGTGCGTAAGGTACCCGCTTCTGCTCGACGCAGCACTTCTGCTTGTGTCAATGCGAATACGGATTTACCAGCGTTAAGGTCGGCAGGTCCGTTTATCCTCGGATTACCTGGGCCTTGATTGATATTCGGTTTAAACATGAACTCATTTTCAGGATCTGCGGCGAATGCTACGATGTAGTCCTTGATACTGGTACCGGAGTTGTGGACCCATTGTCCATCTTCCTTTTGCACCAATTCACTGGTTATGTCGCGAAACGCACCATCTTGAGCTTTCTTATTACGAAACTCGAGGGCAGACATTTCTTGGCGTACATCAATATCACGCGTAAGCTCAATATTGCGTTTAGCCAATACCTCATTACGTGCTTTCTCTTCTGCAAGCTGCAAATCATGTGCTTCTTTATCCTTTCCTTCTGCTTGCAAACGAGCGATTGTGGCATCTTTCTCTTTCTGCTCAAATTCAGCAATACGACGAAGTGCCTCGTCACGCCCTGCATAAGCCTTATCAAGCGAGTCTTTAATCGGAATCAGTGAAGCATCCACCTGAGCTTTTAAGGCTTCTTCAGGTGTCATGTCAGCGAGTTTCTGCTTAAGCTCTTCTTGAGCAGCTTCCAGAGCGGCTTTTTGTGTGATAAGTTCTTGTTGTTGGGCTTCAAGAGCTTCTTGAGCAGCTTTCAATTCTTCTTCAGTCATTACAATCTATCCTTCTTGAGCACAGCTCATTATGTTTGAGATACAATCTCGTGTAAAACAGGTGAGGCGTGTAATCAGGAGAAAACACACCTTGGGTTAATTTAACGGGGTCTGACTAACCCACTCCGTACCATCCAAAATCATGTTTGAAACCTGTGGGAATTTCCTTAAGGATATCATCTCTCATGAGAATGTCTGTATCTGTGAGTAGTTTTCCGTCAATACGTGAGCGGCCCACAACAGGAATCAGCCCTGTCTCAATCGCTTCATTTAAGTATCTGTCATAGATTTCACGAGGAAGACCTCTGGCAAGCATCTCATCAAGAGTCATCTTAATCACATTCTTCTCAAGGGCATTTGCATAAGACTGTCTCAAGGCTTGTCTTGCTTGCAGCATATCGGCAGCATTTGCGAAGAATGCATCATGGATAGTTGACGTGGGTATACCATTCTTAGAACCCCATAAGTGAAATTTCTTAACAAGGACAGCATCATTAGAGTGGTTACCATTTACGGCAAATGCTGTACGTGCTTTAGTGGCATCCGCGATATCATTTATCTTCCCACTCTTATTAATAATAGCCTCCCAAGGAGATATTTCAGTCTTTTGAGGAACTTGGAGAATATTAGTTATCCATTTACCATCTCTATCTTTATAGACAAGTCTCGCTTCAAAGGTCTGTGTGAAGTTTTGCTCAATAATCTTTCCATCAAAGTTGACCCAGGGGACATTTGTCCAACTCTTAGGTAGCTTATTGGCAATCATGAACTCGATCTCGTTAAGGGTCTTCAACTGAGCAATCTCGACTTTGAGATATGTAGCACCTGTCCTTCTTGCCTCTGGGGATTTAACACCAAAGAGGATTTCAGATAGAGTGCTTTTCTTATCCCACGCCGCAAACCGTCTGAGTATCTTCTCAGAGACAGGTTCACCGGCCTTAATACCTAGAATCTCACTGAGCGTATCAGAGAGTACATAACCCTTTCGTGAACCACCGAGTAGCTTAATCTTCGCAATAGATTTCCAATCAAATGCACTATTTGACGGTTTTGCGTTGATGAGAAACTCTTCCGCAAGTCGTCCGAAGAATTTTGTAAAGTGCTTAAGGATAGGCACTTGCTCAGCCAGGTGTTCACTCATAAGCTTAGCAATAGCTTTAAAGTCCTCTGGAGTGACCACCTTGTCGTAGTTTGCAGACATCTTTGTTACGAGGTCTTTAGTCTTTGAATCAAGGAAATAAAGTTGTTCCAAGATATCATCACCTGGATCTAGACCTTTATTGAAGATATCCTTAACATTTTCTCTAAGGGCTCTCAGCTCAAGTGTAGTGTCAGGGTCAAACCTCTCATATCTTGCGATACGTGCAGATATCTCATTCAACACAGTATCTCTATCTGAAGCTCTAACAACAAGAGTGGCTGTGTCTTTATCAAGAATCTTCGCAAGTTTGCCCTCCACATTAAGGATACCTGTACGTTCACCCGCGCCATAGAAAGTCACCATATTCTGTGCTTTAGCGGCCTTTCTTAAGTCTTTTTCAGTGAGTCCCAGCTTCTCATTAAGCTTCTTGAAACGAGGGTCATTGTAGGTTGCAGCAGCAATCTCGTCGTACAGACGTTTCTTTTGTGTGGTGGGAATTACATTACTAAGTTCTGCGAGTTGCTTATTACGTGTTGTCAGAGCAATAATTTGGGCACCTGACGACGACGCATCCTGTTCAAGCGCGAGTGCCGTCTTATACTTATTCATCAATGTTAAGTTTGTGTAATCCCCTCTCAGATGAGCGTCAATCTTGGCAGATTCGAGAGCGAACCTGTAGAACTTACCAAGCTCCTCCCCCTCAATCATCGATGCTACAGGACTGTCGAGAATAGCTCGGATATCCCCAGGCTTACCTCTCAACATATGATTACCAATCTTCACCATCTCAGAGCGCCACTTGTCAGCTATTTTTTGTCGACCCGTGAAACTGAGAGAATTGTATGGCCCTTCGAAGGTATCATTCAGACCACCAAGGAAAGCACCTATCTGATCTTGAAGATTAAGGTAACCAGTCTCACCCAGTACCTTGCTGGCTTCCGTACTGAGAAATGGTCTGAATGTTTCACCTGATTGAGGGCTTATTAGACCCCTGTCATAGATACGTGCACGGTGATCGATAAATGGGTGATTACTGAACGTACTATTCTTTGTACGTAACCATTCCATAGCCTTAAAGCGCTCATAAGAATCCCCACGAGATGTTATGTAATGACGGTACTCGTTTAGATTATTATAGTACTTAGCCTTTCCTTTATCATCCTGGAAGTCCAATAATTTCATCGTGAAATCGTAAAAGTCATCATCAACTCTGTATTTGGTCTTTGAAGCCCAGTTAAGTGCATTCACCATATCAGCATCAATAAAACCTTCGGGAAAATCACTGAAACTTGAAGTCGAGGTGATTGGAATACGAGTATCTTCGTAGCCAAGGAGACCACGGTCAATGAAGTATGTCTTGTATCCTTTACGAAACACGAGACGATTCTCATCACTTACCACACTAACACGCAACCCTAATTCAACCTTACGAGTCAACTGGGAGTATTTCTGAATCCTCGGGTCGGTTATCCTCAGGTTATATGAGAAGGTATCGTAGTAAGGGCCAAATAGAGCACCACTCATGCGACTTTTCATTCGACGCTTTTGAACACCATAGGTCTCAAGATTAAAGAACTGATTATTTGAGTTAAGAATATCAGAACCTAGAGTAAACCATTGGCGTCGTGTTCCATTCATGCTGGACATATTGTATAAATCACGTCCTAACATTGCAGCTAATTGGTCGAAGTCAGGAGAATCAGCGAGACTGAGTCTATGCGCAAATCGTAAGTAGAATTGTTGGAGGTCTTGGTCAGATAGCCTGAGTCTGAGCTTGACTGGGAGATGCTTGTCAAAAGTATCACGCAACTCACGCGCTATCTTCGGAGCTACACTATCTTCCCATTTATTCTTCTCATAGATATTCTTGATGAAGTTGTCATGTAAGTCTTGTAATTGAACGGGACCAAGAACAGGGTCTATGTAGTTATCTTGTTTGAGTTTTTTGAGTAAGTCAGAGTCACGCCTCAGAGTCGTCTCAATGAAGTCGGAAGTGTTCATCACATCATACTTAATTTGGGCCTGTGACACTGCCTTAAAGTTAATCCAAGGAGCTGGGTTCTCACGATATCTTGTAAAAAGTATCCGCAAATTATCTGCAACCACAGCTCTCTCGTTCACACTCATCTTACCCTCAAGACTGGTCATGAATGTCTTGATGAACTCTTTATCAGCAGTCTTAAGGACAGCACTCTCTTCAGTTAGTCTGAGGTTATTTGCAAGAGCACCTGGAGATGGTTGAAAGAGACGAGCATCATCATACTTCCCCGTCACGGGGTTGAATACCATTTGGTCTTCCCGAGGCAGTGTCTGGACAACGCGTCGTTTAGCTTGTCGCTTAGTCCCTATCAGGTTGCCCCGATAGTTAGTGAGAGATAGTGTACCGTCAAGCTCTCGCGTCTGAAGTATGTAATAGTCTTTCAGCGTCTGTCTCATCTTAGCGTCAGTAAAGAAGTCTTCAGGGGACGCAGCACCAAGTTGCATTGCATTTAGCTTATCCTTAGCTACAGCAAACTTATGAGTATTTCCTGGAGTCGTGTAAGAAGAGTCAGATAACTGGCGTAGTTCTCGAATACCTATCGAGTTACCCTCTGCATTGGTAAATTTAGAAATTGGCATCATACCACCTCTAAATAACTCAAGCTTCTGATAGTCTCCAAGATGTCTTAATTGAGTTGGCTTGTCTTGGCGCATCAGCCAATCGTTATAGGTCTCACGGAGTGGTGTCTGACCGTCATAAAATGCCTTCTGCTTATCGCTCAAACGACTCAGGTTACGACGTCTAACATGAGCAACACCTTCAAGATTTGATAAGTCATTCCATGCTTTAACGACAGGAGTAGTTGTCGAGCGGCAACCCCAGTGTGCCGGTGGCAGATGCTCGGTGTCCCCGATGGCGTAGATATGGGCGTCGCGGTGGATACAGATGTCCGTCGTGTAGGAGTCCATGATGGACACGTATTGCCAGCCGAGGAGAGCGGGTTCGTTGGCTGCGTAGACCTCATGGTCAGCTTGGGCATATATGCTTGTGATTGCAGTAGTTGTGAGCGTTCTAGCTCGGTTTCGGGTGATCCTATGGATCTTACCCTTACGAACATCCAAAGCGATTTGTTCTAAGCTGTCACCCTTAGCGACACCCTTTCTTATTACAGTCTCTATAAGTTTCCTCTCGTTAACAGCGAGACCTGCCCAGCCTTGTGACAAAGTTCTATCCTTGTATAAGGGCTTGACGAGAACTAAATCTTCAGCTACACGTCGTGAGGGTCTCTGTGTCTTCCAGATACGCCCTATCGAATTCTCTATAGTCTGGTACGTGTATGACACTTGGTCTGCGACGAAACCTAGAAGAGAAGTCTTGCTTACATTATAAGCTTCCGTGATAGAGTTTTGTATCTCAACATCAATGGCGTCTCTCAGCAGTCTGAAGCCTTTATCAGACTTACTTGCATTGCGAATGAGGGCGTCGACACGAAGCCGATGGCCGTCAAAAACAACTTCTACCTTACCGTGTAGTCTACGTTCGTAGAGCTTTATCATCCCTGCTCTGTCGACTGCTCGGTCATAAATTTGTGTGTTACTGTTAATCATACAAACCCCCTAAACGACTCTCTTAATTCGGAAGAAGAACCTTTGGAAAGGATTTGTAAACTGGAATAACCAAGATTCTAAACTTCGATTGAATTCTGAACGAATCCCCGAATGATCAGACAAGTGAATTGTACGGATTGCATAATACTCAAGTTTCGTAGCTCTGTAACCTAATGTTGTCTCGTATAAAAGACCTGTAGAAACCTCACGATTGACATAGTGGAGGATTGGCATACTATCTTCGATATAGATGACTTCAACAACTTCAAACCCCTCATTTGTACGACTAAACTCAACTGCATTATCAAAACATTTATAGTTGAACAGTCCAGCCTTTGGGAGTACATCCACCATAGTGTATCTTGAACGGACATGCATAATGATGCGATTGTATATTTTCTGTTTCATCGGTTATCTTGCCTTAACTAATAAGGATACAAAAGAATAATCCCGGAAGATTCTTTTTCCGGGATGTGTGTTTGTTACTTAGGCTCAAGCTTGTTTGCGAAATCTGAAGTGCCCTTGTCACCCGCCTTAGGGAGCAACAAGTCATCACCATTGATTTCTTTTGTACCCTCCTCATCATCGTAATCGGGGGCAATCATATCATTATGCTTAAGGATCTGCAGCCAAATAGAGCGAGGAATAAGACCTTCTTGATACCATTCTGTGGCTAGTCGCAACCAGTCAGCTCCCAGAGGTATTGGGTTGAAGTCTGAAGAGAGTTTAAAGTCAATGTCGGATTCAGTCAATGTGAGCTTGTAACGCCAATTAAGCATCATCACAACGACTTGTTTCATCGTATCACTGATCTTCGTATTCAGAGTTCCCAATTGTGCAGTTTGGGCAGCATTGCGTATCTCAAGTGCAACCCCAGATTGTGCAGATTCAGGACTTAGCATACGTAGGCCAAGTTTAGCCATCTCTTCAATAGAGCTTGCGATTGCTCTGTCCATGTCTTGCAGAGCATCCGTCGGTGTTTTTAGACAATCAACAGAATCACCTCTACGCAAGCGTATCCATGTTCCGAGTCCGCCTGAAACAACGTCGTCAAAGTCATCATCAGTCATGTCAGACATGATAACAGGGGTGTACGTGGCTGCACCATAGAGCAAATGGTTACGACGGCTCATCTTGTTGTATAGCGCAATCTCCTTATCGATGATCGCGGAGAGGAGGGGTGCCGCTACATCAAAATTACCGTTAAGAGGCCACGCAGGGATATACGCAAGCCGCTTACCATTCATCATAATCTCGGTGAAAGGACTGACTGTAGTATCCTCCTCAAATCCTTCGGGGGCATCCCCTGGATTTAAATACTGGACACCGTTGACGATAGGTGCATTTGACACTACGCGCTTGCTATGATACGTACGTATTTGGTAGAATCCAGCTTCATCCAACTCATGGACCCATACAGTGTCCCTTAAGGTTGGGTGGTACTCACCCACTTCAAGAACCTCTTCGTAACCACGTAACACTACATACTTAAGGTGCTCTTTCCCATTTACGCCAGGGGCTGTGCTCCAGTTAATGACAGTATCCGCAGACCAGAGAGTCGCATATGGACAAATAGCGAGACGCTCTTCACTTGAAAGATCTTCCGGGCTAGCTACATGTGGGTAACTTACATGAAGCCACCCACGACTGGTTTGGATCTCTTCGGTAAGAGCCTTATCGAGCCATGAAGTAATAGAAGTGCCGTCTTGCGAGAACGAATTCATAATCCAGTCGGCAGCCCCTTCTGGAACACCCTCAGGTAATGTGAGAACCGGTTGCTTTCGTAAGAGACCTCCTACAAGCATCTTTGCGAATTGTGCAGTAATGCCAGGAAGTTCAGCCTCAGCCTTGTAGAAGTTGTATTGCTCCTGTGTCATTGAAGGTGAGAACGGAATAAGTAAGTTAGTGAAGGTATTTACATCGAGTTCACCATCGAACTCTTTAACATAACGCTCACCATTACACATAGCCCTGCTGATATCCCAGAGGCGCTTTACAGATTCATACTGGGCATTGGGGCTGGCTACCGTCTTTGTTGTTTTGGCAGCGTTAGCTACAGACATATTAGCCTCTCAGTTTAAGATTAAAGTCCGCGATGGAACCGACGAAGTTTACCTGTGTATGCCGATTAACGGCACGAATACCCTCACCCTCTACATTAATAACCCAATTCGAAGGAACACGGTCAAAAGGCGCAGTGCCAACGATTGTGTCGGGGGTTAGGTCAAGTACCGTGTCAACGATTGGCTCAACGATTATGTCGGAGGTTAGGTCAAGTACCGTGTCAACACCCGATTCTGTGGGGCTTAAGCCCAACACACCGATGGATGCTACGTCTGATGGTGAAATTGATGCATTGTGTGTATTGTGTGTATTTGATGACGATCCCATTTTATTTCTCTCTTAATTCGATTTGTTTGACGATTTCATCAACGGATACTTGATGTATTTTATTGGTGTTTTGGTTTCCCATCCATGTGATAAAGCCTGTCGTGAAGGTTACGGCAGAGATTACAAGAAAGGCGTATAGTTTAAGGTCAGTCTTCTTAACGAATGTCGTATGATACTCCCTATGATTTACACTCATCTCGGCCCTTAAGTTAGCTTCAGTCTGACGTCTCTCGTTGGAACCATTTTCAATAGCAGCCATAAGTTTGACGTAGTTACCACGCTCACCTGCCATACGTTCAAGTATGTCTTCTCTTAAACTCATTAATGAAGTTTCGACACCTTCGAGACGTATCTTGATTGATTGCTCGGCAAGCATCCTATTTACTTCTTCTTCAGTGTAATCGGGCATGATCTTTCCAGGGTTATTATTGATGTTGTCCTAAGATCGTTTAGGGTTGATTTCCTTATATGGAAATGGTCAGTAAGACAGCCACAGTTGTTGCCCCTTCTACGAGATCCTTCTTGGTCCTTGCGGTGAAGATAGCAGTTTGCTGTTGAATGGCAGCAGCCTTACCGAGGCCGATGATGTCATTACCAGTGAGGTGTATAGTTGTATTGTCCTTGAGAATCCAATCGGTCTCAAAATCTCCACCAGCACTTCTCGCTGCTAGAACAAGAGTAACCGCACCTGAAATACGATTGATTGAGAGAGCATCACTATCAAAGATGAATCCGTTGAAGGTGATACCAGAGAGACATTCTGCCTCATACGCCTCATTAATTTTTCTGAGAACCTGACTCCTGACGATCTCAATATCAAGAGGCTTCTGCAACCAAGTCTGCGTATTACCCGTAGGGGTGCCCTCAATGACCCGAAAACCAGCGTCTGCAGGAGGCATTAAGGCCTCTATTAAAGGTGCATATCCAAGATCAGACAAATCAGCTCCTTCACGAATCGACATACCCGGATTTTGAGCACGTACATTGGTAATTGTATGGACAATCCCATCTTTCACATATCTCATTATTGCATCCTTAGCTTATTGTATACTGATAAATTTTCGAGGTCTGGTCACCAACAAGAAATAACTTATCTTCTGCTGCGTTTAATGCCAGTCCATATGCTAATGTTTCGCCTGTTGGGATTGCCACAGGGGCACCATCGTATGTGGCCGAACTCACTAACCAACCAGTTGATAGTGTATACTTGTGGATAGAACCACTCCCTAGACCGCACATATACAACGTCAAGCCATCTGAAGAGATATCAAGGCCTCTTGGAGATGGATCTTGAGAGCCGACATAGAGAGATATACCCGCATACGTGCAAGTAGACAGTGTGTATGGAGTTGTCAGTGTATACTGGTAGATAGTTCCAGAACTACCACCGACCATATATAATTTAGTGCCATCTGTGTTATATTTCAGTTCTCTTGTGACAGGATCTTGCCCCACAACGGACAGTGAAACTGCGTTATCAGTTGCGGTAGTGATATCCCAGGCCGTAGACAGCACCCACTCTTGGAGTTCATCAACAAGCGAGTTCGTAAGTAGTAGACGAGTGCCGTCAGAACTAAACGTAAAACCATATATACCGTTGCTAGTTGCGCTAAAGTCTTTTGCTGCAACCCAACTCACACTCGTTATGTCCCATGCAGGTGACATTGAACACTCATCTATCATCTTGTTATCACGGATTATATATAACTTCAGCCCATCTGATTTTATATAAAGCCCGTTATATGCACCTGAGGATGGTACCAATGACCAGTATATGCCGGAATATACAAGAGGGGGCGGTGGGGGTGGTGGGGGTGCAGAATTAGTCCCTGATAGCACAGCAGTGAATACCCCATCATCTGTATTGGAAGATGCCATTGTAGCGGTTATGGTGTATGCATTTCTTGTATCAGCAGTTGGTACCACTCTCGCACCAGATACATTTAAATATGTTTCAGATACTACATCAAAGTCCTCAACAGTGTTTCCATATACAACAGTATCCGTTAATGAACCGAAGCTAATTGCAGAGTCCCATGGTCCTATATTAACGGTAGTAGGAAACGTTGTGGCAGTAAGCGCTGTGTAGTTATCATCAGAGTTGCTGAGAGTAACGTCACCTCCAATAACTCGGTACACGCCTATACCACCTCTCGCGGGGTTTGTATTATTATATGTCACAACAATGGTTGCGGATGTGGCCGCCACTCCTGAAATCTTAAACAATCCAGCTGCCATTCTGCCTGTGGCTGCTCTGGTAAATAACTCAGTCATTGAAACGCCGTCGAGGGTGATTCCTGTAATTCCTGCAGTGGTTCCAGTTACAGTTTGACCAACAGCGGCAATTATAATGGTGTCTATCGTTGCTGTACCACCAGTAGATACTCCTGTATATGTGTGAACCGCTCCATTGCCAGTATTGATAGCGTTTGTGATATATTCTAGGTATATATCCCCATTACCAACCGGCGCAACTGGCGCTTTTCCAAGCATATTAGAAAGAAACATTATGCATTTCCTCTATCTTGTCCATATAGTGTTGCCCCTGTTTTCCATATAGTAACCACTTTCCATCCTGTCGTCGGTAGTACAGGTGCAACTCCCCCAATCCAAGTTATCGTTGGCCAAGTGATTGTATAAGCCGTTCCATCATCAATAGATAATGTTAGAGATTGTCCTGTAGTAAGTGATTCAGTGAACGTTGTATTAGCTGATAATATTTTCCATTGAATGGTGCCGTTAGCAGGATCGATTACGGTTCCGGTAAGATTATATACAGTCTCTACAGTCTCCTTAAAAGTCTGCTCACCGGTAAATGTTTGAGCGCCTGCGAGCTTGGCAGTGAGAGTGTCAAGGTCACTAAAATTAGTGTCCACCTCAGCAGCCGTGAGAGGTGACCCTTTAACTGCCTGGTAGACTATTGTCATATCGGGCTCCTATTATTGTAGTTTGATTTTCCAGGTAATACCAAGAGTATCATTCGCGCCCTTGTTGATGACTGCAAATACGGTACGTGCAAGAAGAGTACCTGCTGAAACTGCATTGAAAATACCCGCTTCAGTGATTGCGCCTGTGGCCACGCCTGCACCGAAGGTTGCGACATACTGAACGGTATCGTTAGCCACCGTTGTGGTTACACGCGTTGCAGAGGTAAGTGCGACACGTCCTGCCTCAGTCCCCAGAGTGGTATTTGCACCTGCGGCGGCAACAGCACCAGTACCGAGAGCCACATGCGACATTACGGCGGTAGTTGCATCGATAAGACGACTGGTGATAGCTGCGAGACCTACATTTACGACGAGGTTGTGCTCTTTAGTCTCTTTAACGTTGCCATGCTCATCCTTGAGGACAAACGATACGGTACCGGTTGCACTTACATTATCTTTAATCATTGGATTATCCTAAAAGGTTGTGTATACACCGGCGTAACCGGGTTCTACATAAGAGTCAGAACAGTAAGTATTCATATGAACAATACCGGCTTCTGATAAGATTACATTTTCCGATGAAATCACCGTAGGCTTGATTGAAATATTCTCAGTCGAAGCTATGGTCTCATTGAATATCGTGTTAAACAGCATCGAGAGTACTTCTGATAAGATTACATTTTCCGATGAAATCACTGTAGGCTTGATTGAGATATTCTCAGTCGAAGCTATGGTCTCATTGAATATCGTATTAAACAGCATTGAGAGTACTTCTGATAAGATTACATTTTCTGATGAAATCACCGTAGGCTTGATTGAAATATTCTCAGTCGAAGCTATGGTCTCATTGAATATCGTGTTAAACAGCATCGAGAGTACTTCTGATAAGGTTGTGGTATCAGCTCTCCCTGTGGTCACATCTAGCGCAATAGTCTCCAGTGTTACGGCAAGTTCTGAAAGACTTTTTCCTACGTGCGCGTATTGTTGATCATCAATACCTCCAAGGAAGTCATCAAGGACATCCAATTGGTCAAGGATATCTTGAGCGGTCACCACGCCTGTGAACACTTCTTCTGATGTTGTGATCACATCTGATGGACTTATATTGATGGTCAGACCGAGCAGCTCACTCACGATTGCGATATCAGTGGTATACTTTCCATTGACCTTCAAAAGGGCTTCTGTAAGAGTGCTTGCATCAATGACACCCTTATCATTACTGAAAGTCATAGTGTCACTGTGGCTACAACTTTCGATAAACTGCTTGGTGGTCGTCAAAGCAACTACATCGCTATTATTGAAGACATCCTCGAGATATGTGCTGCAAATAAACTCAAGAGTCTCCACAACACTACCTGTATCAAGGAGCATCTTACCAATCTGCGCATACTGTTGGTCATCAATACCTCCGAGGAAGTCATCAAGGGCATTAATCTGCTCATTGAAGTTCTTCATCAGGGATAATGTAGCGGTATCTGAAGCACTCAAGGACTCCTCTTGAACACCACGAAGAAATTCCAGACTTAAACTCTCAGTGACTTGTGCGTTATCCTCTAGGTACTTTCCGGATACCATGATAAGAGCTTCCACCAAAGTGCCTGTGTCAAGCACTCCGGCTATGTTATCAAAGACCACAGTCTCGCTTGAAGAGGTTAGTTCAAGGAAGCTCTTTGTGGTGCTGAGAGCTACAAGATCACTATTGCTGAACGCGTCTTCAAGGTACTTATCACAGACCATTTCAAGAAGTTCCTGAGATGTGGTAGTGTCCAGCACCATCTTACCAATATGTGCGTATTGTTGGTCATCAATACCTCCTAGGAAGTCATCAAGGGCATCAATCTGCTCAAGGAAAGCAAGCTGCACATCGAAAGACAGCTCATCAGAAACAGTATGTGCGTCTTGGGCTTGTTTTGAGAAGGTAAATAATAGTGTGTCAAGAACGATTGGGTATTCAGCAAGCGCTTTAAAGAATGCTGGGTATGCGGTGGATAAGAAAGAGTTGCCATTCACATTGACATTTGCGATCTTACCCGCCTCATTTCCGCTTAAGGTTGCATTTGAGGTATTAGTCACAAGTGTAGATACAGGACCTACTTTACTGCTCAGCGTAGGTGTATTTATTCTTGCGGTCAACTTTTCAATCGTGGTTAAAATCTCTTTCTTATCAGCCATGTCATGGTACCAATGCAGTCGGGCTATAGAGGATCTCGATAAAACCCCTCACAGGCTTCCAGGTACGTCGAAAGATTGGATTGGCAGGCTCTGTAACTCGCACCTCAAAGAAGCCATACACAGGATAGTTAGCGGTGGGTTGTACCGTCCAGGCAGGTGTCATAGAGATGGTTTCAGGGAATTGCACATAGATAGTCCTTGGGTCATGCGCAACCCACAAAGGGTCTACGTCAGGTGTGGTCGCATCAACTCTAACAACGCCCGAGCTTAGCTTGTAATACAATGCATTGTAGAGGACAACATCCTCTTGATTATACGCTGTAGGAGCATCCCAATTGCCTGTATAGTTGGTGAAACGCACCACAAGAGATATGGTGTTACCGCCAACTTTAGCTGTCTCAGGTACAGCGCCGTCACCGAGGTTGTAGCCCTCAATAATGACAGCTTCAACATCGTATGTAGGTAACGCCATGTCAATAAAGTTAAGCACAACAGGTAACTCAAGTTGCTCACCCTGTACCGTTGACCAGAGGACACTACCTGAATCACTTGTGAGTTCAGTGGAGATATCCGAGATACGTGATCGCATTACGCCTCTCCACCCTTATCGAGGATTTCAATCTCGACATTCGTACTAAACTTCGCAGCATTGTCACTACCGCCGTGTTCGCGGAGAACCATTAGAGCATGGCCCTTAAGCGCCTCCAGTATCTTACCTTCTTGTTCGATTGAAGTGATTGCCAACCCATACATTGAGATGCCTACTTCGAGTGTAGTTATGTTCAAAAGTTAAATCCTCGTTTGGTTCGTTTAATGCCTGCCAGAACAGGAAATAGATACTCAGTACCATAACGAATACCGTCAGAGAAATGCTCCACGCCAGCTGATTTGTCTATAGTGGCAATATCTGGGTTTCTGTCGGTCCATACAGTACGTTCTACTGAGGTTATCGCGCCTGCACATCTTGGATGGAAATACATGTCGATGTCACCGGCGGCAGTCATCAGTTTACGGTTGACGGCATTGGCACTATCTACAATGCCTGGAGAGGCTACATGTGCTCTTACGTCCAAACCATGGCTACGTAGGATACTAAAATCAGTAGCCCCAACAGCCGCAGAGGTTTTTCGAGCGTTACCAGTAGGATCAGGGTATACATAAATCTTATGTCCTTTATACTTCTCGACGATATACTTAGCAAGAGTTTCTGTGTCGGGATGTCCTTTCACTTCATCAAGGAAATGCATTTGATTGCCACGTAGAGCAAACATCGTTGACGCTTGGATGCCCACGTTGAAGTCGATACATACATGAACATCTTCGCCCTTCACGCCAGCTTCAGGCTTTCTAAAGTCAGGTAAGTCTGTACGTACGTGAATCTTTCTGTCGAAACAGTAGAAGACGCTATTGCCTGATTCCTCGAATGATGCGAGATACTCAGAAGCGAACCTTATTGGGTCCATCTTATGGCGTAACTTCTCAATCTCTTCAGGTTCGAGTAAAGGAGACGCAAGGTAGTCATAATGATATGAACCCCAAGATGGATCTGTCTCTCGAAAGTTGAACATATCATAAAAGTAATTGTAGCCTTTCGGAGTTCCTATCGTGAGTGAACGTCCCGGTGATGGTGCATTATACAACCGTGCACGTTTGGGTGACCATCTCGTGGCTATACAAGGCTCAATGATTGATTCCCATGCATCCTGCAGACCGACACCCTTGGTCCATGAGCAGGGTTCGTCATTGACAACAAAGTAAGCACCCTTTCCACGCATCCTCTCAATAGCTTCATAAGAAAGGAGTCTTAATTCGACGTTATCACCGAACCAGAAACGGCCCTTATCACGTGACGATTTAATAGCATACTCGCCAAGACCTAATTCATCATTAAGGAGGGGGTAGTAGATGTCTGTTACTTGTTCGTAAGTCGGCGCAATGATATACACATTCTTATTGGGCACTTTAGGTCGGAGTGTGATGAGTTCGCCGATGGCGGTGGCACCTGCAACTGCAGCAAGATGTGACTTACCCCACCCCCGAGAACAGTTGACAACGCCATGTCTAACTGTCTTCTTGACGAACATATCTTCGAACACCTCACTTTGACCTGCGTGAAGGTTAATGTCCATTAGACATTTTGTGCTTAAAGAAATCCTGTAGCGTAGCCAAATTGTGGAACGACTTACCACCATTAACATGCACCATATAAGCTACCCGTTCCAATGAGGCTTTCTGCGCTTTAGAGAATGTCATTCCCTCATCTTCATTGAGTAACACAAATATTGTCTTATCAGGGCGTCGGTGGCTGTCATCGATAGCCTCGGCTATGGCGTATACACCGAGTAACTTTGGAGTAATCACATAGAGGCAATAGTCAGAGATAGTCCGCTCCAGCACTTCACGTTCTTGTGCTTCCGAGTTCCAATTGTCAACAACCGGATTGAAAAAGGAGACACCTTCAATATTGGAATTGGTGAGTTCATCACGCCATTTGCTACCGTTACATGTACCACCCATGAATACTTTAATCATCTTCGTATACCTCTTCGATATCATCCTCGTGGCTACTGAGGAGAAATGTTGAATTATCCTTATGAAGGTTTATTACCATGGGCATTCGCTTTTTCTCTTCGACGAGAATAGTGTTTGGCACTTTAGCATAACCGTATGAAAGGAGATTTGCTGACACCTTCTCGATTTGTGAGAGGACACCTATGTGAGACATTGAGCTGTACCTGATAGTTTTTGACTCAATTGGTTCACCTAGGTCATCAAGGTAAACTGTGACGCTACCACTATCTCTCAACTCACACCAAAAAGTATCTTCGGCACATAAACGATTATAGAGCAACACCAATCTTTCGATAGGGTCAAACCCTAAATCACGCAATCTTTCGGCACTCTTACTAAACCCTGCTCGTCGCACTGAAGGGGCTAATGCGTAAGGCATCATTTTACTTATATCTGTATCTGCCATATATGGAACCTCGGCTGGTCTGTATGTTGTGCTAAATGCAAATAAGAAAAATCAGAAACTAAATTTCCCTCCGGGTACCTTGAAGTACTCGCGTAGTCCACGAAGTATTAAAAGTGTCTTCCCACTTAGCTCGAATGCCCCTCCGAGTTAACTTTCCACGGTTCAGCTTCATGGTGAATGTTTCATGATTTCTCGGCATGATGATCTTGAGAGGGCTTATTGGTTAATCTAGGTTATAATGATTATAATTATTGACTGATTAACCTCTTGAGAGACCCTCTGGGTACCTCTGAGGTACCCTCTATAGGTTTATCTCTTATACTTAATCACTATAACTGATACCATCTCAGTACCATCTTAGTACCCTTAAAGGTACCCCCTTAGGTTACCCCTTAGGTTATATTTAAGGGAGGGACGGTCTCTAGGTTAATTTAACGGGGTCTCTGAATCGAATATGCGACATCCGTGTTAGTAATTTTTCAAACGGCTTCCAGCTGGTACAGCAACGTGGATTTCAACCACCCGCGGTGTGCCTCTTGTTCGGTGTCGTACTGTCCCACGTATGCCGTTTTATTACCGTGCTTTTTTATTTGCGCGATCCACTTCCCCCTTCGTTTGCACCAGTAAATGCCTTTGTATCTTGAGCTTGAATTGTACTCAGCTTCATAGAGAGTGATCCTCTCGTCTAAGTCGATTTCTTTAAGATTTGCGAGGCTTATATTGCGGGGGTTGCCATCGATAAAGGTCACATCTAGAAAGCCATCAGGTTCATTATGGAGCAGCCATACGATACGATGTAATTGCCTCAAACGACCCTCCCAGTAGACCACAGGCAGTCCCTCTTCGCCCAACAGGACACGGACCTCTGAGTTATACATAAGTAGCTTATCACCCTCCATCCTGAATACTTCACGAATTTCTTTTACTAACAGTATGTCCTGCATGTTATTACCTCATAATGAGTAGATAGATTATCCAAATGATAAGTACGATGCCTGACGCTATCCCATTCATAACCATTGAAGCGACTCCGAATTTATCAGGTTCCACCACAAGATTCGCTATAAGAAATACCAGACCGGACAGTATGATGATTGACAGTTTCCACAATGATATTGAAAGCATGTGATTCTCCGAAAAAAAAAAAAAATAAGGGACACACTTCCAACACCACCCCGAAGGATGACGTTGGAAGTGTGTCGAAGATTGTTGTTGAGACTGAACGGCTTAGCTATGATACTACCAGGCCGTAATTTGAGTACATGCCACATAATGATTAGCTATACCTACCTCGATATAATATCCAGGTTATGTATCAAAATCAGTTTCAACTAGCACCGGCTTTGTTAATGCCTCTTTCATTCTGGATAATATGTCATGCCCTGCGTTTTCCTCTGCAACATCCCACACCACTACAGCAGGGTCGCCACTATACAAAACAGGCTTACCGTTTTCGTTGTAATGAACTTCATGTATCTGCCTGAAAGTGTTATCGTTTGCCTCAACAAATTCAATTACCCTGTAGTTCCAAGTTCCACTCATAGTCAGCCCTTTAATTAGCCAGAAGTCCCGCTTTACTTCGCATTCAGTCAGCGCTATATCGTGATGTTGCTCAGACCTTAGCTGGCCTTCAACGTAACATCAGTGTGCGCCCTGCGTCAGTCAGCGCGTATCTGTGCCACGGGTACGGTTCATCCTTGGCAACGATCAATCCGCGCTGCTCAAGGTCTGCAATCGCGGTACGCAACCACGAAAGCTCACTCATGTCCCATGTGCTGACTCTTGGGCTATTTGCCAAAACAGAAAGCACATCATCCGCGCCACGATGACCGCGTTTTAATTCTGATGCCGCCCCGCTAAAATAATCAATGTGCATAGTGTTGTTGCTCCATAGCAAAAAGACGGCTAACCGTCAATCAACGCGTTCAGCCGCGTGGCTTTGTTTAGTTTCATTAGGTCTTTCATGTTGTTCTCCCTGGTTAATTTAGTGTTGCGGCTGCCTGCTGTTTATCGCAGCGGTTATACACCAAGTTCAATTTCGTATTTCTTTTGTTCAATTTGCTTTCTATAGGTATCAATCTGCCTCTGCTTTCTAGGCTTTTTTACAACCTGTAGCGCAAGTTTTTCAATTTCTTTTTCCAGCCATGCAATTTCATACGTATACTGGCTTCTTTGGTGGTCACTCATTGCCATGATGTATTCACTACAGGCAGGCCGCACAGGTGATGATATGAACTATTTCTATGGCGTATCCGCAGAGCATTATCATTTGTTTCTCCTGTATAGAAAGAATCTGTCTATTTCTGTTTGCATAGAGTCTACCTAACTCTTGTTATACAGCCTCAAGCATATCCTGTGTCATGTAGCTGATTTGCGGCAGTTTGAAATTACTTTGGTATCTAATACCGACATTAAACCATTCAACTTCAAATTCATAAAAGCCATCAGCGTAAAATAAAAACTCAACTCTTACGTCAATATCATCATCTATGTTAAATTGTGTTCTTACCATGTTTTCAACTGTTTTATGCTTCATACTCAATCCTCCAAAAATGTATAACAAATAAATCAACCAGACCGTCATACAGTCCGGCTCGTTCCTACCAGCTCATGCGGCTGCTTATTGGTAGGTTATGTGCGGGTCAGCACCTTCTCATCTCTAAACCATAGATAGCCTAGCGCCTCTAGCATCAAATAGGCTTCCTCTTGTTCTGCCGTTGTCCAGTTTGGAACACATGGGAAATGTGTTTTATTAAGCAGCTCAATTAATCTTTCTTTATTCGGTGGTTCCGGTAATTTCTGTCGCATACCTAAGCCCTCGCACCTAACACGGCGTTCAATTTGACCGCGATACTGCGGCATTTTAACTAAGGCTGTACAGCGGCCCTTTTAATAAGGTCGTTAGATGCTGTCATCTATATCCGGCATATTGCAGTTAAACACCACGGGCACATCTTGGTGGCCACAATTTCCGCAAGATTCACCATCTGCTTTTGGTAAAATATGGCGTATAGCAAATGCCTCCGCGACCGTTTCTGGGCTTATGACAATGATTCCATCTTTTGTGAGTTCAGCTTTCATTCTATCAACCTCGCATCTAACACGTAATTCAAAAGGAGCCGTGAGACTCCGCGTTTTTATTAAGGCCATCAGCGGCCCTTTTAATAAATAAGTTAGGTTGCTACCAGAGAGGCAACAACCTTCTTTAAGTCTTCAAATGCCTCTTCTTTGGTTGCTCCATACCCAGTTGCTTCAAGTGAGCCATAACCATTGAGTAGCGTTGCATCTGCTGCCTTACTTATTTTCGCTTCGTGGCTTTGCCATCTTTCTTTTTTGTCGTCGTAAAAATCAACTTCGCAGCCTAACAAATCGCTAAACGAATCGGACGCTTCGCCTTGACGTTCTGCGGCTTCTGGTTGTTTCTGTGTATCAGTAGTCATCTGTTAATTCCCCATGGCTCATCGCCGGTTAGATCTAGGTTATGTGGCACGGTGCCATTGTTGAATTGCTAGCACTATCTCACGCTTACTAGCGCCGTTCATTTCTGCCGCAGCTATAATCCGCTCCCGCACTTTCAAGGCATGTTTGTTTATCGCCACAAATTCATACCTGCTTAACGGCATGGGAACACCATCACGCTCACCACTGCATACACTTTTGTCATACTCATCACATTCATTATGGTACTGTTCTGCAAGCTGATGTAGCGCAATATCCTTTTCTGAAAGGTAGAAGGTGCCACATAACAAATCGCTAAACGAATCTGGCGCTTCGCCGCGCCATCCTTCGGCCTCGTCTGGTTCTGGAACTTCTCTATCGTCAAACATTATCAATTTCCTGTTAGCTCTAGGTTATACGTCTAATTTATCGCAGACCTATATCCAGACTCATAGTTAACTGCATCAACTTCGTTGGCGCTGTACCTGTCAGGCACAACAACACTCCCTGGCTGTGTTGAAGTTACATATCCTGGGTCTTTACTGCCGTCGTGGTAACCCTCAACAAAAGCGGTGGCAGTTACGTCGGGTCGCATAACAGTGCGCTCGTTCTGACCTGCTAGGTCGGAGGGCGCTTTAATTTCAGCGGTTCCGGTCATCTTAATTGTCTCCAGTTGTTTCGGGCCGCAGTCGGCACAGCTTTGTAGTTATATTACCGCGTACACTCTCGTTCATGCTCATATTCATCGTCAGCAATTTCCGCAAAATAAGCCTCCCGCTTTTCTTCGTCCGTCATTTCATCGTCATCATCAATTAACCCATACAGAATATCTTTATCCATTTCCAATCACTCACAAGTGAAATAGTATAACAATAAAATCAATCCGACCGCGAACCATCGGTACATTAACCACCCCGTGGGCGGCGGCTTATTTAGGTGGTTTCGTTCATTACGATCTCCTTGCGGTGTGATATGAAGCCTGCGGGCTTTCTAATACCTGTTATATTGCTTTAGTGAGTCCGTAGCACCACAGGTTATCTCTCACGCATCTTTGCATGGTCGTCGTGTCGCCTGGCTGTATGGTTATAAATGTGTACAGCCAAAACCAGCGGGCCTCTGAGTCATGACGCCACAGCCATACGAAGGCGGCCCAGTTCGATATTGTGTTCAATGTTTTCATAATCACCCCCGTAATATAACCAGTCAATAGTGTGGAACTAGCTGCCGCGTCATTTCATGTTCTCCTGTTCTGTCTAACCGGCTTACCGGTTAGCTCTACGTTATGCGCAGTATTCAAATTCGATATTCACTGGGCATGAGTACTCAACGAAATCGAATGAGTCCGTCGCTTCTGGGTCTGCGTCATGCTCAAGCCTAAGAACCTCTACGTCCCCATACTTTACCCACCGATACCCCCACTCTTCCGCATCGTAGTCACGCCGCAGGATTTCCTTATCGCGTATTTGTGTCACCTTTAGTATCCCGCTTTTTCCGATTGCCATCTTAATTGTCTCCAGTGGTTTCGGGCCGCAGTCGGCACAGCTCGACGTTATCTGTTAATCAAGGCGGACGGTTGCGCCCTTCATTACCCCCGAACAAACAGCCCCAGTAACGCGCTGCCCACTTGGGCCGGTCGCCTCAAAGCCAGTGCTCCAGCTATCCCTCTCATCGCATAAGAAAAGCGATAGCCGGTCATCGTTATGTTGTTGTAGCCTGCACCGGAAAGCGCCCTCTCAGCCTCAGGTTCCGAGGTACATCCAGATAACAAGGCACTGCAAACGACAGCCAAAAGCAACGCGATTTTATTTAAATATTTCATGGTTATTTACCTCTTTCAGTTTAGTTAAGTGCAGCTTTTGGCTGCCGGTTTCTATTAATCGTTTTACAGCCGCAAATTAGCTTTGCTGTTAGGCATCAACAATGGCGCGTATCGTATTCGCCAAAGCCTTTAAGCCGTCAGCGTCATCAACGTGGTAATGCCCACATGCTAGACCCTTGTACCGATCCCTCGGGCTAGGGCACCCACAGTCACCATCAACACGCACAGTCTTCCCGTGGGTTCTGTGCAGCTCTTCTGCGGCTTTCACCTCAATGCCAGGTCCGCTACATACCCAGTAGTACCATGCCCGTTTAAACTCCCAGCCGTGTAACGCGCCAATTACGGAAGTTTTAACTTCACCGGAATTTCGGCGTAATAAGTCTGCCAAGTATTCTTGAGGCTCACCGGAGTCCTCTTGAATAGTTGGTATTCCTGCCGCTTTCAATTCCTCACGGAGAATATCGTCAGTGTCTGCGTGGTCACCTGCTTTATTTGGAAATCTCATAATCTTCTACTCCGTAGGCACAATGCCTAACACTAAAATTAACACGGACTATCTGCCGCGCTACTTCTTCTAACCAGCGTACAGCAGCCGGTTATTGATGACATTATGCCTCTACAGGCTCGTATGTCTTATCGAAAATATCAGGCTTGCATGGGTAAAATTCACCATTAACGCCCTCGATAATCCAATCACCAACGCTGGCGGCATGACCCCCCTCTAGGGTTGGTATGGTTAGCACTCCATTTTGCCACGTTGCAAATGGCACGTCTTTACCGCGCTTATACTGCCCTTCGTTTATCCAGTGCAGTACGTCATATGATGAGGAATCATTAAGGTACTGACGCGCTTCAACCATAATAGGTTTCTTTTTAAAATTAGGCATAACAATTAGCTCCAGTGGACAGCCAAACGCCGTCCGGTTTTGTGGTTAAATTCTGGCTCGGTGCGGCGTTATGCCCATCCATGAACAGGGCAATCTTTCACATGTGCTTCCGTATGCTCTTGCTCTCCAAAATCACCCCTGCACGGCGGAAGCCAATGACAGGTACATTCAGCTTTTTCATTTGTATCTACGTTTAAAAAAGTTCTTCCAGTTTGTGAAACTGTGGTTATTTCTATATATTCAGCCATACAACGTTCCTCGTACTGAGGTCTTCACTCCGCCTTTAGACCTCAGTATCAGAGTGTATACCCGCCTGATTCGAAAACCTACTCATGTGAAGAGTCCTGCCGACCTCGTGCCTCGGCTGCTTATTGATGGGTTAGGTTGCTTTAAGTTTTAGTCTGGAGCGCCATGGCCCCCATTGTCCGCAATCACCACAGCCCCAAGACCACTGCCCGAAAAGGTGCGTCTTGTTAATGCGCTGGCTCCCACATTCTGGGCAGCACCACTCTATCTTTCCGCCTTTACTTAACATTTCTGCTTCCGTTCAACTCGCAACCTAACACTAAAATAAACTCGGACTGGCATACTGCGGCATTTTTATACCCGCCTGATTCGAAAACCTACTCATGTGCAGAGCCCTGTCGCCGCTCCTGTCATAGTCCCTCCCGCGCAAAAAACGAATGTACCCAGTCCCGTAGTGAAAATCCAGTCAGGCACATTTATGATGCCCTTGTAATCAAGTACTATGAGTATACTCATAACCAAAAATGAAACAATACCGATTAATCCAAAATATGAAAGAATCATAACTACCTCTTAATATAAATCGTTGAAATCCACGAGTTAGGTTTAATTCGTGAACGTTATTTTGGAGCCCTTATGTCTTTGCAGAGATTATAAGGAGACCACCATTGAGTGCCATAATTATTACAAGTAAAGGTAATACCACGGCATGTAATCGGTACCCGACGCTAACCGCAATGGCCATGAGGATGACGCTGAGAATAACTCCTATGAGCCATATAATAGTGGCATATGAGAATACTTTAGACATAATGTCTCCTCATTATGTTTCAACAGTCGTTAGATATTCATATATTATACGCCCCTCTTGAGTTGGCTGCCACACCCGATTTGACTCGTAGGATCTCTTGCCGTATCTTTTAAAGTAGCACTTAGCGACAAAATTCCATTGTGACGACCAATGGTATCTATCTAAGAGCCAATGTAGTATCTTTTTATCATCCTCATCGGCGAACTCCTCAATATCCTCTCTTACACTCACTCCTCAATATCCTTTCTTACACTCGCTCCACTCCACGACGCCCGCATTCCAATGACCCAAGTATGTCGCACCATCTGAGGGCTTCTCATTCCAACAGAATATTACATCCCAGCTAAAGTTTTCATTATTCCTACCTCGGCTGATAAGTTTGATATTTCGCCAATCACATGCCTTAAATAGCCCTGTTGTGAGGCTTGGCACCCCAGTGCTGAGTACCAATAGAAAATCCAGGGTAATAATGCCTCGCTCACCGGCCTCTTCAAATAGTTTTGTTATGTTAGTCATCAATCGATTCCTTCTTCAAAAAGTTTCCAATATGACCACCCATGCGTGCGTTTCTCTGGGACTGACCAGCTGGTGCCTCCATCTACGAATGTATGCAGCACTCCGTCAGCGAAATGGCTGAAGTATTGACGATAGGTGATACTATCTGCGGAAATTCCGACAATGACTCGTGTGTCTACAGCCAAGTCGAACGTAGCTTCTACAAGGTCGAGGTCAGGCGATACTGGTGATTTGCCATCCGTAGACCAGAATAGCGGCATCACAGCGAGGCTGGACAGCGTGATATACCCTACAATCATATTTTGTATAGGGGATGGCGCTGCAGCGAGCGTGACAACGAATCTCTTCGCGCGAGTAACATATTTCTTATTCAGATCTAACATCTTTATCCTCTCTTTTAATATTTATACCACAGTGGATCGTCAATGCCAATAAAAACTCATCGACCCTTGGCGACTTTATGATCTCGTTGAAGCGTCCATAATGCTGCTGGACCTTCCATTTATTGGCTTGTACATGCAGACCTACGGTGCTTCGTACATCCTCGTATAATACCGAGAAGACCAAGTATATTCCCCTTGAAACCGCCCCTGCATAACCGGCTACACAGTGACCCATTTCTACACCCTCATTTTGAATATCGTACATACTCCTCAGTAGTGTTGCATGGTACCCCTCGCTGAAGAACTCAGACTCAACATTTGACAGCCAAGGGAAGATTTCAGATGAGTACTTTCGCTTATTAACCAGCTTGGAATACTTGCTGTGCATTTCGTCCATACGCCTCAACGACCAGTTAAGATTAAATGGTGCACCAAGTCCAGACGCAAGAAGACGTGTGTCGTATATACGTCTGGCTTGATGGTTGTCAAACTCCAAGCCTTTTTGAAGGAAGTACACGCCGATGTCATCGAATGGCAACGGAGTGTTTCTGCCTCTTCGCAAGTACTTGGAAGGAAATTTGCGTAATACTTCAAAACGCTCCTTCAAAATCTGCGTATGACTGCCATACGCAACTTTGCACAGTAACAAATTTCGGGTTTTCGAGTTAGCGCAGAGTGCCTTCCATAGTGACTTTCCAAATAGCGTCTTCAGCGCCTGTGGCGATAATCCGGAGTACATAGCGAAAGGCATTAGATGCTCCAACCCATCATTTAGGTATGACTCCATCATATCGAAATTCAATGTCACCAGTCTTAGCAAGTTAGGGTCAATCTTCCCGGAGTAACTATAGGTGTAGTTCTTATATTTACAAACTGGATTCACCCATAACGACAACATCTTAGCATTCCACAACATAAGTGCTACACTGGGTGTTATCCCAAATCTAGTAGTGAACTCTTTGTACACAGCCTTTCCGAAACCAAGACCTAGTGAGGTAGTTAACGCGTACACCGAAGGGTACGTGATAAATGAACTCCTTTCTAGAAGTACTGTATCACCGTGCACCATCTTCACAGTTTCAGCCGCCACCTCTATGACCATTCTCATTGTACGAGGCTTAACGTGGGTTTTTTATGAGGTGGAGGTGTTGGTGGTATTTCGTCCATCTGTGTTGGTACAAAGACCAAACCACTGAGAGGCTTGTCTCGATCATGCATCGAAATAAAGTTGAAATGCGGCACGCCAACTGTATACGAAGCACCATTGAATCTAGTAGTGAATGCGATACCAAGTGTATTATACGTAAACTCGGTTATCGCAGTATCGGCCAAGTTAAATACAATGGTCTCACTTAGCAATAGATTCGCCGGTAAATTGAGATTGCGTGTCAGACATTGTAAGTAGGGGACACCTCCTGTGGCAAGCAGAAATTCTCTGAAGGCCATTATTAAGTATGCTTCGAACTCTTTCATCAGTCTGGACTCCATCCACTACAATTAGCTGCATCAACACGCTTATTATAGCCGTGGTCCTTATTGAAATCTTCCGATAACCAAATATCCCCTAACCGTGAGGCCCCAGTTACACGATACTTCTTACCCTCATACATACAAAATAGCTTATGCTCTTTCATAAACTTCTCAAAGTCATTTTTTAATGCTGCAGGGAGCCTGAAATGATTTAGAACCCAGCGTGCATAAGGCTCTTTGGTAAAATGCGTATCGATAAAATCATCAACGTGCAATTTCATACTTAAGTCTCCTATAGTAATACTTCAAATACATGAAAGACAAGTCCGCGATCATCTTGAAAGGTTCCAATGTAAGGCGAACCATCTGGTAGTTTTGAAAGTGAGTCCCCAGTCCCGTATATCTTGAATGAACGAGATATCTCAGGCAGGCTATTATTAGCTCTAGCCCATATAGTGAATCATCCATGACGCGATTATTCCATTTACCGTATAGTAAAGTGATTATCAGTTATTGAACTTGTATCCGTAAACTGCTCCACTGAATAGCTGATCGAGTTCATACACAGTGTGGTCAGGGTATGTCATGAAGAGGTTAAAATAGATCTCAGCTGGTGTCAAATGTTTGTTTTCATTAATAAAACTTTGGACTTCTTCCAGTACAGTTAGTGCTTTATTTACTTTAGTTAAACGTGCCATCTCTATTGCCCTTTTAAGATTGAATTTTCACGAAATTGTGAACGTCTTGTTTTGAGATTTTCATGTGCTACACGAATGCCTCCTAAGGTTCTTGCGCCCCAGAGCATCCTGAGAGCATCCAACGTATAGTAGAATTCGTCTCTTAGATAGTTTCTGTAATCCTTTTCCGTCGCAAATTCGACAGTCTCTCCTCTTAATAGAATACTGAACATAATAGCTTCCTTTATACATCAATCCTGATTTTTGCAAAAGTGCCTGGTAGCGAGAACTTATATCTCAGCTCCCGATAGTTTCTTTGTGAGCTTTAAAGCATATGGCAGTGTCTTAAAGACTATCACAACATGCATACCCTAGTGATCTCGACCGAGTACTCTGTGTCCCAAATCCGAAGACATAGTCAGCTCCTCGGCGGATTGAAGGACGTATCAACAGGCGATTCTTCCAGCAATCTCATCGACTTCACAACAAAGGTATTGATATCGTAAAGGTTATAATGTACTGTGTGGAGATCCAAGAATCCACCAGAAGCCATACCGAGCGTCACACGATAGATACCCGCAGCCTCGAGGAGGTTCAATGCTGAAACTATGGTGGTGGTTAAGCTATCTGCCAATCTTACATAATTACCTTTGGGGAGTTTGAACCACAAATCCGGATACACCTTCACAGTCTCTCGCTTGATTATAGTCAGGTAGCCTGTATCCACATTAGTCACAACCATGGAAGTTGGGTCTTGCAAGACCCGTTTGAAGATGCTACTCTGCAACAGTCTTTGAGATGGATGCGCTTCAATCAGATTGAAATCACAATATTTAAGTAGTTTTCTCATTTTCTAACCTCCATTCTATATAGAGCGCTCTAAGAAAGCCCAATTCGGCGATAATAGCCTTGTGCCTGACGCTAACGTCGACTCCAGCAGCGATGCTGTCCCAGTAGGGTGTCTCACGACATTTAGTTTCCCCAGTCTTCTCTTTAATGGGACAGCCTTTACAGACGTACATGACTTCGTATGCAAAACTTCTACAGAATGCACAATCTCGAGCACCAAGAAAAGTCCTGTGTGGGTTAGCTACAGCCTCTGTCCAGTGCGCTAGAACATCTAGCCACATTTCTTCGGTTACTTCAGTTACCATTTAGTTCTCCTTTCAAAGTGTCGATAGTATGGTTTGGGGTTGTTCACAGCTTCTCGGTTGGTAATCGTAATCTCTTTAAGATTATCGAGAACGAACTTACGGGCTGCTGTACCGAGGGTAACCCTAGAGGAAATCCGGATGATTGGGTTTTTATTCACCTAGCCTGATACTTCATTGTTTCTAGATTAAGGACGGTATTCGTATCGTTAAAGTGATTGTAGAAGCTTGTAGCTTTCTTGAAAGAACTCCAGGTCTTTATGAACTTCTGGGCATCCGATTTTCGCTGAAACCAGATAGTGAATTTTTGACCATCATGTAGTCTGTACTCGTCACTTCCAATTGCCCAACCTTGCCCTTCTTTGTTGAACTTTACATTATCCTCCAACCACTCCACAACTTTAGGTCTTAAATTGTATATAGGTTTTCGTGAGTGAGCCATGAGAGTTGTCTCGTCTAGACCGAGATTTCGCTCCAGGGAAACTTTACGATATATATCTAAGTACGCGCCATCAATCATCATTGACTGAACAAGAATGCTCGGAATACTCACCCTATCTATGTATTGCTGAATCTCCACCATGTTGGCTGCGTGGTAGAAGCTACCATTATGTAGACTGTGTGAACAAAAACAATAATTTCTGTGTAAATGCATAATTGATTCCTTTATTAGATTGGGGAGTCGGACCCCAACCTTTAGTTACTTACCCGTCATGCTCATATTGAGCGCGAGATCTTTAGCCATCTTGACATTGAGCATATTGATCATATCGGTGGCTGGTGAGCTGTTACCATCACCGACATTCCCCATAACAATCTCAGGAACCCACTTCTGCTTTTCGATAGCTTGTGCAAAGCGATTCATAACACGCTCGTACGTAAGAAGTTTCTGGGCCAGAGCACCATCAGCCTTCATCACAAGCTCCTTATAGGCACCGTCACCTTCACCGCGAAGAATTTGTTCTTGCTTATACTCTTTTGCGGCGAACTTCTTCTGCTCGGCTTCCAGCTTCTGTTGAGTCGCAACATCCACCAACTGGGTAGCTGCGATTGTGGCTACTTCTTTTTCACGCTCGGCATCAACAATAGCTTGTTCCTTCAGAACTTCTTTCAGGTACTTAGCCGTCATTACGTTGGCTTTACCTTGTTCCTCTGAAGTGATCGCATCTTGCTTGGCACGTTCAGCATTGGCTATTGCGGTGATAATTGCCATAGTTGCTTCACGTTTTGTGGCAATTTGTTGGAGAGTCTTGGGTTCAAAATCCCAATCGGTGATTTGGAAACCATTTACGACAATACCATAATCGGCCAAATCACTATTCAGATGTACAGGAATACCATCTTCACCATAACTGATTACAGGTACATTCTTCGTCACAGTCTTCGAGGTACTTTCATCGAGCGTAGTAACTTTCTCAAGTTTGGTTTGAAACTTCCCTTTCGAGATTTGTTGGTTAGCCCATTGTGTATAAATGCTGCGCTTCTCTGCGTAAGCTTCCTCTGAACTCATCAGACCTGCCGTCAAGTTCATACCTTCTTCAGTCACCGGCTTAATCAACTTCTGAGCCACACCATTATTTGATCGAAAGGCTTTATGAAGATGGAGCATCGTTTCCTCATCAGATGGTAATGCAAAACGTGACTTACCGAATACAGTACCGGTGCCACCATCCTGGTAACGAACAGCAATCCCAACTTGGTCTAACGAAGACTCTGTGCCGGTGACCACCTTATCATAGTCAAAAGTAATCACATCATTGTATACGTCAGCCGAACCAAACCACTTAAGGTAGAATCCGGGGGTGAACTTGACTAACAGTGCACCGGATGGGTATTGAATAACAGTTCGGTGACCGGCATTATTGATGCCGGATGTCATTAAGGCTACGAGAAGACAAATAGCCAGTACCGCGATTGCTACTATCATCTTTACATCAAATTTCTTACTCATTGTTATCACCTTCTCTCGTTTTTAAGTTGTTACGTTTAGTATCATTGAGCTTACGCTTCTTTTGAATCTGATCTTCCAAATTTAACACATCTGTTTCAATATTCACTTCATCCAACTCTCCTTCCTTACTTTTAATTTTTGTGCGGCGTTTAGTCATCTTAATGAGTTCACAGACGAGCGTATACAGCGCACCTAGAAATATCGTACCAAGTATTAGACGTAGCATTTATTATTTTCCTATTAGAGTTTCTCGAGCGCCCAACTGTCCCACGTATTCAAGTACGCTCTGCCTGTAGTGGTTACAACTAATTGACTGTAATTTACAAAGCGACGATAACCGTAATCATCTACTACTACAACAGGATTACTTATAATGAAATGGTAATGCGAATTTTGATTCGGTAAATACTCTTTATCTCTTAGTGCAAGCTCCTCTCGCGTCAGTACACCATTACCAAAATTAGGAATACCATGAAACTCAATGGACTTGCACTGAGGGCAAGCAAATACGTCTGTTGGGTACACCCGTTCATTATCCGTGTTTAATACTTGCGCACCTGTGTCAATAGGCTTTAACTCGCTGGAACACTGGCAGCAGTCATGGGAATTACTCATTTTAACTTTTCTCCTAATGGAATACATACTTGTATTTAATCTTGTCCGATTTCGTCTAAATCTTGTGTGTACTTACGTGCCTCCTTGAAGAAATCATGCTCTTCATTACAGAAGGCTATGTTAGCTCCATGCCGATTTATATTATCGAAGAACGCCGCTACCAGATCTTCGAATTCAGGTTCGTTCCCATAATCCTTTAAATAGTGGTCACCCATTGTAGCTGTCTCTGGTATACAGATGACCTCTTTGATAGATGATGTCTGGCTTTTCCCAAGAGACGTGATAAGTCTCATTAGCAGGATCCGTGGCGTAACTCGGTCTTACTTTGTAACCAAGCTCTCGGAGATCGTTAACCCAGGTTGTGTCTAACTTTCTAGGCGAAAAAGCTGCTTCTAATTTTATGAGTCTGAACTGAGTTTGAAAGTGTCCACGTAACCGTGCTTTATGAATGTGTACAAAGATCCAATCCATCACACGCTTGCGTTCAGTTTCCTGATATAGCTTCTCAATCATACCCTGTTGTATTTCTTCTAAACGCATTTTTGTTATTTTACGCATTACGTATGCTGGTACCATTTGATACTCCTGTTGAAGATTGATGCCCTTAACTAAACTCGAGATAGTGACCTACAGTCTAAGGGCTATAAAGGCGAAAAAAATCCCTCGAAGGGGATCGAGGGAGAAAACTTAAAGCACAAACCTAAAAGGAGGATAAAAAGTCAATGCTTCAGTTTTTATATCGGTCTCGAGTTCACCGACCAGACTTGCTAATGGTACACTTTCTGTAGAGAAGACCACAGTGGCGATACCAGACCGAAATTGAGCATGGCATTTAGATGATATCAGAGAGACAGAGACTCTGGGAATTATCTATAGGCCGCCATGCTAGCCTTTTGTAGCAAATAGGCTACCTCCCTTTCAGGAGGATACCTATCTTATGCAACGTTTTCAGCGGCAACTTTTGCGGCATCTTTTGCAGCTTTAGCAGCAACCTTGGCAGCTTCTTTCTCAGCCTTGGCAGCTTCTTTTGCAGCTGCAAACTTAGCCTTGAGTTCCGCTACAGCTTCCGGGCTTACCAACTCAGCTTCTTTCAGCTGGGCAGTCTGCTCGGCTTTCATCAGACGATACGCTTCCAGACCCTCAGCGGCTTGAGGGGTGACCTCACGCTTGACGATACCGGCTTTGTAGGCCATCAGGATCGCGTCTTTGGTGGCGATAATCCAATCGGACAACTCTTCGTTACCACCACTTGCTGCGATCAGAGAGTTACGTGCGGCGAGTGCCTTCTCGGTAGCATCCATACGTTTGACAGCAGGCCAGCGAAAGGACTCTTTAATAGCATCGGGAGCTTTGGCGAGGAACGCCAAGTCGATATTACCGAGACCGTCGTTGTAGGCTACAACAACTGCATCAACACAAGCATCCAGTGCCCTCTTCTCAGCTTTTGTCACACGTTTGATGGTACCGGTGTCGAAGGCATTCAGTACAACATCTTCGTTTGACACGAGCCAGTTAGCCAGGTCAGCATTACCACCACATACGACCTTCATTGCCTCGATGATCTTCGGGGCACGCAGGTGCTCTTTAGCTTCGGCTTCAGTGTTGAACTGGCGGCCATCAGGGGTAATAATTACTTTTTTGAAATCAGACATTTTTCATTTCCTTTATATATACAGAATATACAACAACATTATTGCTATCATATGGATATCAGTTAGACGTAACTGACGAACGTACCGCTACAAAAATCAAAGTAGGTTAATTCAACGGGGTTGTCGGGGTGTTTTCGCCGGACTGTCGCGAACTTTCCGCCGTGGGGCTGCGAGTTCTATACTTACAGCTCCGTGGCGGCTTTTCATGGCAGTGGGGAGGACATCGTAAAGGCTCCGCTTTTTCAGGGTTTCTGTGAACACTCAGAAGTCTCTTCAGTTTATCCAACGAAATTATTTCAACTTTGGACACTCTGTAACAACTTCCACAAATCCATTTCTGTCGTAATGGGTTATCGGGTATTTCTAAGTATAATCCTATTGGGCACGCTATATCCCCGCACACATCACATTTCTTTGTTTCGCTATGTGCGCGAGATAGATACCACGGTGATTTCATAAGTGTCTCCTTGTTACTTACTTGACAATATTTGTGCGCGTATGGTCAACGCATCTCGTCGTTGTCGATGAAATAATGCTTTAGCTTCAGGTTCTTGAGCTTTACGAATCTCTTCAAGTAACCTTGGGATATGCTCAGGCAATACAATTATACTCTGAGACATATCTTTAGGCATATACTCTCGTAGAGTGTATTCACCTGTAGCGCATGGTACCAAAGTGCCTATACTAGCTGTCTCAAATGGCACTCTACTTGTGAATACGGTCCTGAAGATATCACCAGTCACAACAGCATCACGCCCAAAGTAACAGTAACCT